ATTTTAGGTTTAATTGACCAACTTTCTATTTTATCGTCAGTTACTTTTGTACTTTTAAACTTACCATCATCTCTTAATTTTGTTAAATATGCGACTTTATTGTCAACATTTATAGAAAATTGTTTAACATCATTTTTTTCTAATTCTCTACTTGTATCCATACTACCCCCGGATTGATTTTCTTTATCCCAATGGTTTTGAATTGATATATTAGTTGCTTCAGTAACAGATTCTACATCTTCACCATTTGTACCTTCTACTTTGTCATCTGCTAAATCTTTAAATAAATCTAATGCTCTTTTAAATTTTGAATTTTTTGAATAATCAATCTGTTCTTTAGCTTGAATAGCATCATATAAGTTTAATAATAAACTAGCCATAGTTGAGGGAGATTTTACCTGATTATTTGCTTTTGCTAATAAAGATTGAGGAAGATCTAATTCATTTAATAATTCATTAATACCATCATAATTTTGACTTCTTAAAACTTGCATCGTAGCATTAACTGCATCTTGAAGAGAATAATCATATCTATCAGCCATTTTTCTAATAAACCCATTTACTAATCTGTGTACTTCTGGGTTAAGTGATTCTTTAATTTCACTTAACATGTTTGGATCCATATTAATAAAATCATCAGATACAGCGAATATTCTTACTTTACCATTTTCTAAATCTGTTACTTCAATATCTTCTACATCAAAATTATCGTTAAGCTTTTTAGCTACGTTATTCATTTGTCTTACAGCTTCAGCTGAGCTTAATCTTCTAATTTGACCTGTCATTGTTTCTTTGCCTAATGCTATTGATGCACCTCCAGGTCCAATATCATAATCCATATACACATTTAAAAAGTTAGGATTTCTTTTATCTTTTATAAATCTAGGTTTTGATACCCTTGTATATTCTTTAACTTCATCTATTGATTCAGTTAAATCTTCTTTATGGAATAATTTTTCACTATCTTTATTATGAGGATTTTGGGTCATAAGTTTACCGTTTGGCATTTTATGTGTTGTACCCTTCCATTCTTTACCATCTTTTGTATAATGTTTTACACCTTCTTTTTCTTCTAATGATTCATTCATATCATAATCTCTCAATTGTTTTTCAATTTTATATAAACGATCTTCTAATTTATTTAATTCACTACCATATCTATCAGCTACTTCACCACCTTCTGGCTCAGCTTCTTGCTCCATATCAATATATAGTTGTTTAATTCTTTTTTCTATATCTGCTTTCATACCTCTAAGAGTTAAAGCTTCATCATAATCAATCCCACGAGAAGATTCTGGTTTGGATTTTTGTGCTCTTGATTTTACTAAAACAGGATCATTTAAATCCATCATTTCTTCTATGGTTTTAGAAAAGAATTCCTGTATATTTTTTATATCTTTCATTATATATTTTTTAATTTGGAGTTGGAAAACTAAAGTTGATTTTTGGAAACCAAGATCTATCATCATCAATGTCAACTTCATAGTAATTAGACTGAGTTTCTATTTGATAACCCTGATCTTTAACCCATGTAAGTGCTTTCTTCCAATCTTCATCAGATAATTCATCTTTTATATTAAATGTTAAACTACCCTCTCCATAAGGACCCATACTAACATAAGGTCTACTATCAAATATCTTCTCTAACTCTGCAGTGTGGGTTATTGCTATGTCATTAAGATCAAGTGATTCTTTTAGTATATTTTCATCCATTCCTATTTTAGAATGAAGTACACCTATAAAAGGTTGAAAATTATGGGAGCCATATTGTTCAATAAGGATTATACCAATAGCTTCAGCTAAGTCTTTGTATGAAAGGTTTTCATCAACTTGATTAATAGCATCTACTATTAATGGGACTAAAGATGTTACTTTAGAGCTAGGTTCACCGGCTTCTGCTAAATAATGATTTTTAAGCCACCCTGTAATGTTGAATTCTGACATTGTTTTAATTATAAATATATAAAAATATGTTATCTTTTAAGCTTATTTAAATGTTTTATGGTTTTTTCTAATCCTTCTAATACTCTATCTTTATTTATAGAACCTGACCATTTTTCTACATCACCTTGTTCTGAAATAAATCCTTGATTTGATTGATTAGATAATTCAGACTCTACATAAGATTTAAAACTTTCAATAAACCCATCTAATTCAGAATTTATTATTTTTGATTCATAGGCTTCAAATAATCCTGCTGATCTTAAATCTGCTTCAAAATCAATAACACAATTAAGACATTTTTTATGAATATTATAGTATGGTTTATCTAAATCAGAATGCATTTTTGAATTGCAACTAGGACAAAAAATAGGTAGCAAATATGCTTTCTTAGCAGCATCTAATTTTGTTATATTTTGTTTTATTCCGTCTTTGATAGTCCACTTTCGGTCATCTGCCTCCCAAATATCTCCTTCTTTATAATCTTGATCATGTTTAGCATAACCTACACTTTGACCTACTTTTTCTCCATGCTTACCTTGAATAAGGTTACGCATACGATTTACATCTTTTTCTGAAAATTGTTTATTTAACCCTTGGACTTTACTCATGAAACTAATTGTTTTAACTGATCTATTATTATCCTTATACCTTCATCTGATAGATTACCACCAGAATGAAGTGTTTTTAGTCTATTTATTATATCTAATGGTGGTACTTGTTTTGGGATTGCACCGTTATAAGGTACTAAGGGATTATCACTTTTAATTCTAGGAGATCCTCCCTCATACCCTCCATTTATTGAACCTAATTTACTCATAATCCTAATTTTTTAAGTTGTTGGATTGTATCTACTGCTGATGTATGTAGTATACCTACCCCTCCAGCTGCTACCCATTGATCTATGTTTGACTTTCTATCATCAATTAATATATGATTAGGTTCAGCATAATTTTTCTTATTGAAAGCTTGTGCTAGTGTTAATTTCACACCTGGTAGGTTATTTCTAACCCATAATCTTTTACCTAATCTTGAGGTTTCAGATCTAGAAGGTGATGATAATAGTTCTACATCAAAGTCTTTAATATAATCCCAATACTGTTTAGCATCTCCCATCCAAGGCATTCCTACCCAAAATCCAACTTTACCTTCACCATCAATTAATTTCCAAAAACCATCCTTACCAAATTTTTCTTCATATTCTCTAGGTGGTATTCCTTTTGAGTATTTTTCGAATGATTTGTCAAAATCTGTTAACACACCATCCATATCTGAGTATATCTTATATTTCATAGGTGGGGAAGATACGACCTCTTCTTCATATATCAAAATTTCTTTAACCATTTTTGTTAAACCAAAATAATCTTGACTCTCGTTTTTAGGTATACAATTATTAACTCGTTTACCGGTTTTTGGAGATATTTTAGTTTTTGGACTTCCTATTTTATAATCATCCCAACATGGATCTTCATCTTCATTTAATGGGGTATTATCATGCCCACATTCATGGCAAATATATAAATCATCTCCTCCATCTTTTATATCCCAACTCCAATCACAACTATCGCATTCGATTTTATCACCTACAATAGCTTCATTTAAACTATCAGTCCAATTTCTGAATGTCATTGTACCTTTTAAATTAGCTTCTGCTTCAATATCATTTAAATGATCATCTTCTTGAGTGTTTGTAGTTTGAATATCGCCTAATCTACCCTCTAAATTTTGTATGTGGTGTATCATTTCATGCGCGTAACTACGCGTTATATCTTTAGGATGTCTACCTTCTGTATATAGCACTATGGTTTGAGTGTTTGGATCATAATACGCAGTTTTACCTAAAAATTTACTGGCATTTTCTCTGTCATCTTCTATAAATTCTAACTTAGGTAAAGGTTCAATATTCATACCTTTATCTAACATATGTTGAGTTAGAGTAGCTAATTTATGTATAAGATTTATTTTTTTAGTATATGTAGCATTTTCATTTAATTGCTCTTTAACTACAGGACGTATAATATTAAACACTTCTAATTTTTCTTCTGGTGTTAAACCATTTGGTAAAAATTTTGATAATTCTTCTTCGGATTTTTTAGCTGCTTTTCGAGCATTAGTACCACTCATTCCTTTATCGGGTGTTATTATTACTTTTACTTTCATATTTGGGTATGCAGCTTCAATATTTTTAGTTCTAGAAGAAATATCTTTCATATCACCTGCATTATCATCACGACCCCCAATTACAAAATAAACCTCGTCTTCAGGATTATTTTTACCTAAACGAATAATATCACCAATAGGTGCTGTTGAGGGTTCAATTTTAACTTTCATAGGGAGATAATTAGCAAAGGTATCCCAAATTAAAATTGATTCATCTTGTGATATACCATCTCGTTCACCACTACCAACATAAATTATAAATTCATCTATTTCCGGGTTGTTTTCTAGTGCCGTTTTAACTACTTCAAAGTGGCCTGCTGTTGGGGGTTTAAACCCACCACCATAGGCTGCTATTATTTTACTCATTTTAAAAAGTTTTTTAATCTTGTTTGTGCCTCATCTTTGGATATTGATGAATCTACAATATTTTGTACAAATTTATCATTGAGCATAGATCTTAACTCTTCAGCATCTTGTGCTTTTTCTTTATCTCTACGAGCTTGTTGTTTTGGTGTTTTTGGTATTGTTCCCTCAGGCTTATAAGGCTCAAGATATTTTTTTACAATGCTATCCAAGTCACCTATTTCTTGATCCTCTAAAGTATTAGCTACTGATATAAAATTATCACCAAATAATTCTTGATATGGTGTATAATTTTTTGTTACATTTTTCCAAGTTTTCATTACTATAGCAGGTGCTAAACTTCTATCCTTACCATCAGATTTTTCATATCTGTCCTGATTCTGGTATAATGCACGTTCTAAATCAGTATAAACATAAAGCATAAATACACTATATCCCGCTTCTTCTAATTCACCTTTTAATTTAACAGCTTGGTTATATGAAGCACCTGTACCATCTAGTATAAATGATTCTTTACCTTCAATTGTGTTAGCAACATCACCCTTAAATTCTTTATTTGCAACTGCCATAGCAGAAGCTTGTTGGCTTCTTTCTTCAGGAGTTGCTTTTTTTAGATTAAGGGAAATATTTCCTTTCTTAAGAAGTTCCATGTAAATATCATCTACATTTAATATCTTTAAACCTCCTAAATCTAAACCTCGTAAGATATAACCTTTACCAGCTCCAGGTGCTCCTGCTAATATAATTGCCTTTGGGTTATCTTGAGCTTCTTTAAGTAAACTACCTTCAGTTAAATATTTTTTTAAGTTAAAATTGTCCATTTGAATATTTTGTTATAAATATCACAAAATTCGTTTAGCTTGCGTTTTAAATTCAGTAAATATTGGAGAATGTCTAGGAAATTCTAAATCAAATAATTTTTTTACAGTTTCAAATATATCTATATTTTCATCTTGTGTGCGTTTTGACTCATGCATTTCCCATCCTTTACCTTTTAGGCGTTTACCTTCTTTATCTTTACCCCTAGATTTTGATTTTAACCATAATACTCCTACTCTATCTACAGTTTTACCATAACATTCTTCATAACATTTAGCATAAATAGCCCCTTGTAAATCATGAGTTACTTGTAAGTTATTTGATGTTTTAAAATCAATAATCCACATTTCTGTCTTACCTTCTACTTCAATCTCACATACTAAATCACAAGTACCTGCTACCTTAATTTCATCTGAAAATAGGTGTACTTCAGCTTCAATTAGTGTTGGGGTGTATTCTTCCCAAAAATCAACAAATTTTAGGAACATCTGCCAAACATCTGGATTGTACATTGGGATACCATGTTGTAAGAAATTTAATTCTTTACCATTAAGATAATCCTCAATCATTTCATGTACTTGAGTACCTTCCTCAGCTGCTTTTTTAACAATCCAATCAGCACTATATCCTACTTTTTTTAACCAATCTTGGAAGTGTTTTCCTTTAGGGTAACAACTTAATACATAAGTTATAGATGGGTAATATTTACCGTTTCTTCTATAATATCGTGCATCTGGTAAGGTAATTTGCTTTGCATCTTCCGAAATTTCTAAAATCCTATTATAAGATTTTTTAATTGTTTTCTTTTTCATACTAATGATAATTTTTTCTCCATTAAATTATATTCTGTAAGGGGAGTTGATTTTTGTATTAAATTTGTAAATTGAGTAAATCCCATTTCACTAGGGTCTTTCCCTTTAAGTTCAATTAGATGAACTTCTTTTCCTTCATTTATAAACTGCTCAGCAAAATATATTGCCTTTTTTAAAGCATCATTATCTAATGCTATGTAAATTTTTTCAACTGTGGATGTTACAATTCGCTTCATTAAATTTTGTTGTATATTGTTGCCTAATAGCGGTATTGCGTTTCTTTTAATGGCTATGGCGTCAAATGGTCCCTCACACAGTATTAACGGTAATTTCCAGTTTATAAACAACTCAAATGGTATAATATCACGAGATGTTTCTGGGTTTCTATATTTTATATAAGGGTCTTTTTCAAATGAACGGCCTGTAAAGTAGTTTAATTTACCAGTTTCATCATAGGATGGAATTATAACCATATTAGTATATCTACCTGATGTGCAATACCCCATATTATATTTATCTACATCATCTTTTGTAATGCCTCTATTTTTTAAATATGCTACTGCCTTCCTACCTGCAATATTTGAGGTTGTAATATTTTCAAATAATTTAAATTCTTCGGGTAATTTTAAATCTGTAACAGATACAACTTTTTTATGTTCTTGTTCATTACCAATTAATTTAAATAATTCATCAAATTTTTCGGGAGCTGCTTTTACTTGTTTAAATAAAGATGTAATTCGAGTTCCTTTTTTATCACACACCCAACAATGCCAAGGATTATAACCTTTTTTATTTTCGGAAAAATTTATTTCTAATTTAGGTTTTACATGATTGCAATAGGGACATGAGTGAGCTTGATTGCCCCTAGCTGTCCGCTTGCCTGTTCCTATAACAGAATTAACTAGATTTACTAATAGTTCATTTATCATGAATCGTAATATACGAAACATATTTGGTGCATCAACGCTTAAATGAAATCTTTAGTAAAGAATTTTCCGAGAATATTGTCATTGAAGTATTCTTTTGGATTTTCTAAAACTTCATGTAGAAATTGATACTTAGTTTCAAAATATGTTAGTTCCTTTTTACTAGTACAAAATCTAATAATAGTACGTTTAAAGTTTTCTTCAGGTTCGCCTTTTACTAATTTTACTAAATGTTTATTTGAACTCCAATATGTTTTCCAATCTGATTCTTTAGATACTATTTTAAATTTAGGTGGTCTACCTTTTTGACCTTCAAATACTTTTAATTCTTTTTTACCTAATTTTTGCTTACGAGTAAATACAAGAAATTTTTTACCAATATAAGATTTATTAGATGGAATATGATCAATTCTATAAACAAATCCCATTATATGTTTATCTAATTGTTTTATGTCAGTTATTTCTTCTTTAAGATATGTCCAATTTATCATATATCGTAGTTTACAATAACTGTAGTATCTGTAAATTTTGATACTGGTAGTGGAAATGATAATTTTCCTACAGCTACTAACTGTTGTGCTTCATTATATAAACCTACACAAGTTACGTAAGGTTCAAAATATGAAGCTGTTGCCCATGAGTAATAATTTAAATCACCTTCAAATGATGAAGAAAGTAGAGATGGATTAGTTGAAACCCCAAACTCATTTTCTAATATAGTACACTTATATTGATTTTCGTGAATTGTAAGTGATGAGGAGAAATTAATACCTACATTTATTAATTCTTTAAACCCACTTTCAGACTCAGCTACAATAGTTGAAAAAGTATCCCAATCTGAGTCTGTTAATACTACCATTCCTTGGGAGTAAAATATTTGTCCCATAATATTAGTTACTTTACCTGGGATAGGGGTTATAGTTGGATCTATAACATTACCCTCACCATCATCAACTAATTGTCGTATTCCTGATATTCCATATGATCCTGTATAGTTTAGTTCAAAGGTATAAGGCATTATTTTTTCACCAAAAAGTTTTGTTGGTATTGAAATAATTGAACATCTACTTCTAAGGTTTCTTTGTTGAGTTAATGAAGATTGTAAATAATTATCATATAAAGGAGATTGAATGGGACCTGTTAATCTATCGTCTTCTCTTGTTACACCTCTTATTACACTAGCTGTGGTAAGATAATCTCCAGTACTTGAAGTTCTATAATTTGTATAGTATAATTGCTTAGCACTATTATAAACAGAATTGTAAGAAGATGTAAATACAAATCCTGTAGAATAATTATTGTAAGCTAAATAATCAACATCTTCTCCTTGAAAAAAGTTAACACCATAGTCAGAGCCAGTCATTACTGATCCTGTTAGGTTCCAACCTTTATCTGCTGTAAAAGGAGTTTGTGTAACGTCCTTAGTTGTGAATTGTTTCCATGCACCCATTCATTAAAAGTCTAATTTTATTCTTACAAGTAATTCTTTAGTAAAATCCTTTAATAGTGGTCTTGATAGTTTAGCTACTGCTACTAATTCTTGATCATCACTATATAAACCTACAGTTGTAATGTATACTTGAGGATCGTTAATAAATGAATTATATAAAACAGATCCATCTGATCCTGAAATAAATGATGGGTTGGTTGAGTAGTTAAAGTTTTGACTTCTTGCTCTACAGAAAATAAAATCAGATGATAGTTGCTCAGATGAATTTAATGTCCACCCACCATTAGCAGCTTGTCCTCCTGTTTCTAATTTTTGGTATAATAATTCAGGATTATTATCTTCAGTATTACTACCCCTAACAGTAGTTAAATTTGTACCACCATCAGCTACTAAACTATCTAAAGCTTCACCACTTAAAAGTAAGGTTGCAATGTCCGGTAAGAACCAACCATACGATCCCGAACCTTCTGACCAACCTTGAGTATTTACTGTAGTATTAACAGTACCTGCTGATCCTGAAACTATATTATATACTCTACCAGCATCTGAAAATATAGCTGCTTGGTTAACTTTACTATCATCTGTAAGACGTAAAGCACCAAGAGTCATTGTCCAAACTCCTGGAAGTAATTCTTCTTTATATCCGGATCTTTCTATAGGTAAAGCATAGAAGTAAGATGATGATTGATTACCAAATACAAAATTTGCGTTTTCATCTCCTAATACTAAATTTCTATATTGACCATAATTAGTTCTTGTTGGGGATAATTGAGGAACATTTGGGTTATATAATAAACTTCCACTTCCATCAGCGTCACAGTAAGCCATTGCAAATTGTATAGATCCTGTAGCTTCTACAGATGCCCATACATTATAATAAAACTGACCTGTTGAACTACCTACTTGGGTTGAAGAAGTATAATAATTAGTTAATGTTGGTTGGTTACCCTCCCACACTGTACTTGTTACATTCTCAGTACTAATTAATAAATCTTGAGATTCAAATGTTGAAAAAGTTGCAATTGTATTTTGAGGTACTGCAGTTGAAAAAGCAGGAATAACTGGTGATTCACCTGTTTGGTTATTTCGTCTTGCTGGGTTTTTATTGTCTTGGGCTGCCATATTTTTTTTTGTTTATGTTCTAGTGATTTGGATTGGAATTTGTATTCTTGCTCCTGAGTCTAAACCTATAATTGATAGTAAACTGTATAGTGTTGCTGTTGTGTTACCGGCTGCACCAAATAATGTACTAACACCAGTTGCTGTTAATACACACTGCATACCAATTACTGTTCTTGATACATTAGTACCATTAGTTTGCATTGATACTGCGTTTAAAGCAACAGAAGCATCAGTTGTAATACCTTGACCCATTACACCATTTTGACTAGCAAATTGTCTTACATCACTTACTGTAAATGAATATCCTGAAGATTCTTGAACTGAATTGTTACCTAAGTAATTTAATGTTTGAGGTGTAATTGTAATTTGTCCTGTTTGTTTTAAAGTAACTACTGATACTCCACCGGCTGTAACAACTGGCATTTTAGCTGTGTCTCTTGGAAGAGTTACTAGCTTATACTTCATCATTTGAGTTTCATCCGGAAATGCTTCTAATAGAGGCATATTTTGAATTGCTTCACCATAATAAGCAGAGCCTGATGGGTTTGTTGGATTATACAAAGTATAATCAATTTCATCATCTGACAAAGCGAATGCTCTTATGTTGAAAGAACCATCACCTCTAGCTAAGAGCTCTCTTCCTTTTGTTGTTAAGATAGCATCGACTGTTACTACCTGATTATTTAAATATCCCATTATTATATTGTTTTAATTATAAATATACGTTAATTTTGTTTTTAATCCAAGCTATATTAAGACTGCATGTTACTGTTGCTATTATCATTTGCTTCATCTGAAGAAAAGGCATTTTTAGCTTTTAATTGATTTATTATAGTTTGTACATTTCTTTTTTGTACTGCTGAAAAATCATTTGGTATTAAATATCCTGATGGGGATAATGTATTAATACCTGCAGATCCTGTTGGTGGGGTTTGATATACTATTACCCTATCATCAGCATTTACTCTTCTTCTAACTGTAAAACCATAAATTTCCCCATTTACAATATCATAATTAGAAGGATCAGGATAAACAGTTAATTGATTATATAATGAAGATGATGGTGCAAAATAATAATCAAATTGGAATAAAGTTTTCTTTAAACGGACAAAATAATCTTGATCTTCTATAGGAGATGTTGGGGTATCTATTACTGTAAAATCTTCTGTTCTGAAAAATTGTGGGTCTCCAGAGCCTGAATTGGGATTCCAAGTAACTCTTATTTCGTCTCCCTTATTAATAAGAAAGGGTATGTTAAAATCTTCATAATTATCTATTCCTGGTACTGAAGGAGTTAATATTGATGCTGAATTATTGACATTATTTGCTGTTTCGGAAATATTAAATGTGTGATAATTATCAACAGAACCGGTATTCATTTTAAAACCATCAGGTATTCCAAGTTGACCAAAATCAGTACTATTAAGAGGAAAATCTATGAATACTTTGCGAAGTTGAGCATATTTATTAAAAGAATGGATTACACCTAATCCAGGACCATATAATGTTTGAACGTGGTTGTTATAGGAAACTCTATCTAACCCAGTTGATGCTGATATAGCTATACCTCCACCTTGTAATATTAAAGTATTTGATCCTGTTGTCATCCAACATTTAGCTGTACCATAATTAGAACCTGATGGTACCCCACCATTTGGAAGTGCACCGGATTGTAAATTAACAAACTCTCGATTTACCTGACCGAGGTCTTCAGTATAATATAATTGATTCCACTCAGCCACATTAAAATTTATTGCCCTTAGGTTTGTTATTCTTGATGGTTCAGATCCTATAACCATATTATACTCTAAACCACCTTGATATATTCCTTGAGTTCCTATTTTTAAAGTAGAATAAAATATAGATTGGGATACAGATTTTGCAACTTTACCTGCATTATAAGCTACTGATATTTGTCTTCCATATTCAAAAGTACTTCTGACCTCCGATAAGTTATCATTACTCCCATCAATTTTAATAACTACAGGATTTTCAGGTGCTTTTGATCCTAATATAGCTTCTGTAGGGCATAAAATTAACTGATCAATGTTAAATGTATAAGTATCCCATAATTCATAATTTTCTTTTGATGATTTATAGTGAGCAAAGTAAATTGGGTTTTTATCAATTACTGAAGTTTTACCAAAACTAACATCACCATCCCACCCGGATCCTGATACTTGTGTTGCGCTTCCTGTTATATTATTTAAAAATGTAATACTTCCTGATGGTGTATAAGTATTATAATCAGCACTTTCTAAAGTACTTCCTACATATCTTGGAAGAATTGATGCCTTTTGAGTATAGAAACTATCTGGTATTTGTGCTTTTTTAGCTGTTCTATTAACTATAAGATCGAAGTTTGAAGGAACAGGACCATCAGCATATTCTACTACTTGTATGTATGTATTATCTATACTTTCAGATACATTATTAATTAATGGGTTGAAATTAGAATTATAAAATGTTTGAGATGGGGATGTAGGGTCAAACCATAAAGTTTGTGGAGATTGTGATCCTGTTGGAACAAATAAAGCATTTAAAGCACCCCCAGTATTTGGTCCAGATGATCCCGTAAATTGTTGACTTGTTAGAGGAGTATATCTAAACCCTACTGATGTTCGATCTGCGGGGGATTGATATGTTACGATTCCATTAATTGATTGATTATTTGCTTTAAAGTTTATAGGTAAACTTTCTGGTGTTCCTGAATAATTTGTAATATCAAAATCAAAATCAGGAGCATTTAGTAGTGTATCTGTATTATCTATTTCTAAACCTGTTGTTGGATCTATACTTCTTTCATTAACTACTAAAGATAAGGGTGACCAAACACCATAATCACTAAAGGAGCCAGTCCATGTACTTCCTATTAAATTTAAACTAGCACTTCCTATTTCAGGGAGGGAAGGGGGTGTTGATGTATTGTAAGCAAAGTATGAAAAATTATTAAAAGTATCGTAATTTGAAATCCTTATTTCCATCTGAATTGAGCCTGTAAAAACACCAACGGGATCAGGAAATGGGGTTGGATTACCACTATTAACATCAACTAAGCTTATATATCTAGCATTTTGAAGATAAGCATCAGCATACCAATATTTACAAAGACCTTCTGTGAGACCTGCATTATTAATATAACCTGCTGTTTTTTCAATTATATTATTAGCACCCAACATAGTAGAAATGATTATATTATCATCTAAACCTCCCATTTTTCCATTATTAGTTTTAAATGCAGTATTTGGGGCAGCTCCTATACTATCAATTGAGCCTGATATATCCATTTTAAAATATGGACCTATAGTATTTGTTGCTACATAATTAGGGGATGATGGTAGAGCTTCAATATCTATTAAGCCTGATCCTTCTCTTGGGGGTAGAGGGATTTCTATTCTTGGAGCCAATTGCCAATTATTTTGATAACCTCCATTAGATGTATGAGATAAACCAAACGCAGCTCCAGGTTCAAATGAATTATTTGATCCAATACCACTACCTAATGTAGATGCTACATTTGAAAATTGTATTCCATCTATGTAAAATCTATTTTCTATATCTGGGTCTCTATTTAACCACACAGATCCTGTAGCATTAGTAGTTTGGGATGACGCCCAACTATCAAACTGATCTTTCCATCCTTTTTGTGATGGGTTTCTAGTGTAAAATTCCATACACATAGAAAATGAAGGATAAGTATCAATTACAGAAAGATAAGTATAACTATATTGCCCAGTACTTGAAGTAATTGCTACTGTATAATTTATATCTAAATTTGGATCTACAGTATAAGGATTATTTTGTAGTGACTGTGAAGTAACAACTATTGTACTACCACTATACTCACCATTGTAAAACTCAGTTGATGATGAATCTGTAAAATTAATTAATCCTGCTGGAGTTTTATGAGCTCCATTCCAACTTTGTGTTACAGGAACAATGTTAAATCCAGCACCACTGGATGATACTTTACCCTCTAAATTTGGTGGAACATTACCATGTAAACCACTTAATGTTCCTATATTAATATTACCTGTTATTTCTATATTTCTATATGAAATTGCACTGTTCATTCCAGTTTCAGTTGGAGATACATCCCCAGCTATAGATCCTGTTTCTGATGTGTATGCTATTATAGTATTTGGGTTAACTCTTACGGGTCGGACACGATTACGCTCCAACATATTTTGCTTGATTATAACGCCGGTAGTCACACTAGTACGAGCTGGTACGTATGACTTAATTGCCTTAAATAAGGAATTGTCAAAATATTTAATTAATCTTAAATAATCTTGAATATTACCTGTTGTATATTTTTTAAAGTATTCTTCTGATATTTGTCTTAATTTAGGATAATAATCATCCTGTGAATCAAAGAAGAATCTTGGATCTGCTATGACTGAAGAAACGGCACCATAACCAAAAGCAGCGATGATATCATCATTTACTTCATCTTGTGGTGAAAAACCAACTTCTAAACTTGTAATATCTTCAGTATAACTTTGACTAATTAAGTAGTTTTGATCTATACTTTGGTATTTTGATAAAACCTTACCATAAGCATCTCCATCTTCTACTTGTATTTTATTTGATACTCTATTTCTAATTCCTATTGAAGGTTGATCTAAGAAATAAGTTTCTACATTTGTTTTACTATATACAGATCCACTTAAATTTCCATATTCTATAAAATCATAACTTGAAGTTATCCCCCCAGTTGCGGGGTTATAGAAAGAACCTGTAATTACTACAACAGCTGAGCCTGTAATTGCAGGGTGAACTGATGTTTGTTTATTGGTAAATTCATTGCTAAATCCTACCCCCCCATAAGGATCTACATCATAAAGAGCAGTACCATAACTATTAGTTGCTTCCGTAACTTCAGCAATTGCTATAAATTTATATTCTAATTCATTACCTAAAGGTGCTCTAAAATTTACTATATCAAATGAGCTTTCTGATCCTGTAATATTATTTCCCTCAATAGATTCTGGATTCATTACAAAATCATTGAATACTTCTTTTGAAATATTATTTGAATAATATCTAAATTCTTGAAAAGATCCTGAGAATATTTTACCATTTTCATTAGATATTTCAGTCATTATATCTGAACCTGATACATAACCACCAACATAAACACCATCAACATTTGTAACACCATAGGAATTCCAAGCATTATTTAGTGATGTTTTAATTGAACCACTATCAGTATTATAAATAGCTTCATCATAAAAACCTCCACCATAACCACTATTAAAAGGTATTGGTGCTGAGCTCATACTTACAGATCCAGAAAATCCTAAAGAATTACCATCCCAGCCATTATCTTGTTTATTAGCGGCAAACATAGTGTAGGTAGTTGGAAGAGAATCATCAGCAATACTTACGTGTTGATCTCTTTGAAGTAAAACACTCCACCATCCTCCATCAAAGAAGGGTAAATAAATATCATCTGATACCTGAACACCTCCATCTGCTTGTGAGGCAGACATATAAAATCTTAATTTACCATAATTGTAGTAATCACTAAAACTTGAACCACTGTAGGAGCCTGTAGGTTGATCTTCATAAAATAAACTAATACCCCAATCCATCTGACTGTCATTAGTACCGTTAGATTTTTTAACTATTATTGATTGACTATAAAATGAACCACCATAACTTGATGAAGGTGGACCTTTTGGAGCTTTAAATCTAAGAGCAACTCCATCAGGTACTACATATGCAGGTGATGAGCCTGAGCCTGCAAATGATGGAACTGTAGTTATATCAAATACTGTTGGACCTGAATTGTTTGGGTATTGATTAGCAAATCCTACCCCAATGGTAGGATCGTTAAGAGAATTAACTGCCTGTGAATATGCCCAAATTTCAGATGCACTTGACCATCCTGTAGATCCATCTTGAACAATGCTTAATTCATGAACTCTAGAACCACTAACCTTAAGTACTGTAGCTCTAAAAATATTATTACCACTATACCATGATTGTGGGACATCTTGATTACCAAATGGATTAATAGATGAGGCTAGTGAAATTATATCACCCACATTATAATCCCAACCACCTGCAAATGTGTTGGTATCAAGTGGAATAGTGGAACCATCCGCCCCATAATCTGCTACTTGTAAGTTATAGAGAACATTACCTATAATATCAAATTTAACAAATAAACCACTACCACCCCCAGTTATTGTTCCTGTTCTTGTACTTAAGGAAGATGTTGTTCCTACTGTCCAATTATTATCTGTAATTATTTGAGTTGGACTTCCATCTTGTAAATCAGCACTAGTTACTGAATATTGGTAATCTGCCCCTGACATTGAATTACCTAAAGTACCATTTATACTATTTAATTGAGCTGCTGTAATTGTTATTATTGAAGAAGTTGTATATCCTAAACCCCCCCGTTGACCAGTACCATTACTATTTATAAAAATCCTATCTATTCCTCCACTTAAATCGGAGTAAACAACAATTTCACCACCAACTCCTCCACCAGTTACTGTAAAATAACTATCTATTCCATTTAAAACTCCTGAGTTGGTTTGAGTGTTTGCTCCTGTTATAGTTACGGGAGAAAATACTTTAACATCATTAATTAAAGAGCTACTAGGTATTAATCCTTGTGGAGCTCCATTATTAGCAATAGTACGTAATGTAGAAAGTCCTCCACTACCTAGGTTGGGTCCTCCAAGTCCAGATCCAGTTATTTCATATTGATTTGATGTTCCTGGGGTGCCATCATAAGACATAACCCTACCACCTAAAAACTGACCATAACCTTGATTTACAATTGTAGTTGGGTTAATAATTGGGTTTGGTGGGTTATCTGCAACTATTTTATTTCTTAGTAAAGGCATCCATGGTATTTTAACGGATGAACTTGCCATAAAATTCTGGGCTGCTACAGGTGTGTATGTGTAGTTATATCTATTATACCATAAATCATAATCATCAGTATTGTCTCTATTCTTACCTCCAAATTCGTTAATACGAAGAATTGTATTTGGTATACCCCAAACATTGATAAGTTGTCTTAAACCTGATATTGTACCTTTCTTTTTTGTAAGGTAAGCCATATTATGATAAAGACGTTTGTAAATTTCTTTACTTACTTTATCAATAGCATAAGGCCAACCATATTCTATAAATTCTTCTACATAATCAGCCCATGAGTAATCGTAATCCCAATAAAGCATTACACTACCACCATTTATTGCAATATAATCAGTAATTAATTCACTACCTGTTGGGGGAGTATATGTACCATTATTTTCACCTGCTAAACCTATAAAGTTATCTTGATTATCATAATTATTCCCAAATGTTTCAAATCCTAGACCCTTAATGGCATCAGCTGCTAGATCTAAAGGTAATCCTTTTTCGGGATCATTTGTAGTATTATATCTTTCACTTAATGCTTTTGTATACATCCAAACTTCATCAAAAGATTGACCAACCATATTGGAAAATGTAGTATAGTCATCATTATTACTATTTTCAGTAATAAAAGTAGGAATAGTATAATATAAATAATTTTGATTATCTTCATCATACAAAGAAGCAGATAATAAATAACCACCATAATATTGAGATCCTTCTACATCACTACCAATCCATTCTACTACTTCTTGATCTGTTGTTGGTAATAGTGGGAATGGGTAATATGAACCGGTTTTTGGATAAGCAAAAGCTGATGATGTATTATAATATAAATAATTTTCATAACCGTCAAAATTTTCAACTAAATTGGTTATTGAAGATTGTGCTGATGCTAAACTTTGTGATACTGGTGTTACTGTTGGGTTTGAACCTGTTATAGCTATAAGAGCTGATATATCAGCTTCATGAGATTGAATCTGTGTTACTTTTTCAACAAAGTTATTTAGTCTTTCCTTTGCAGATGAAAAATTAATGAATTCTTCAAATGTATCATATGAATAATTTGGTGTAAGAGTTACACCTGTTTTATTTAATATATTTAATACACTATCAACCGAGGCTGATGATGGAGAATTTAATAATTCTTCTTTATTTTTTAATGTAGTTGAGTTATTAATTAAATCCTGTAGAGGAATATTAATATTAGGTCCTTTAATATAAGTAGCATTATCAATAAAAGATCTAAAATCTTCTTCAAATTTTACTTTATAAGATACAGTTTCACCTACTTTAGTAGCAACATAAACTTGAGAACCTGTTGATATTGAAGGATCTAATTCATTATATAGTTTAAGAAGAATAGATGCTTGTTCATCCTCCTGTTCAAGAAAAATATTAGTACAAATTTCATATCTATTATCAAATAATCCAAGATAAAATTCATCAAAATATTCTTGTGAATTAAATTGTTGGCGGAATTTCTTATAAGTACTTCTAATATCTCCATTGGATATTGTATTAGACTTAATTCTAACCTCAGTTCTATCTCCTGATATTTCTGATATATAATATGTATTATCTATTGATGAACTTAATTCATAGTTTATAAAATTATATAAAGCATAAACTTCACCATTATCAAAACCTAAATTATAAAGATCAACAGGTGGGTTAACTTCAATATAATCTGTAGGAATAGAACCCGTAGATGAAACTATTACTTCTAAACCTTGATCATCAGTAAAATCAGTAGGAACTTCAGTATTTGCTGAATTTTGTGTTATTTTCCAATCTTTAAAATCGTAATTTCTACTAATGATATTCTTTTGAGCATCATAAGCATAAAATTCTACTATATTTTCTGTAGGGGCAAAAGAAGATGTTAAACCTGAATTAGGAATAATAGCTTCATCCTCAGGTGTAATAAAACTATCAGAAGTTAATTCACGAGGAGCTATAGGCATCATGGACGCACTTATAGGAATTTCTACACCACTAAGAAAATTATTATTTTCGTATTCCATTTATTTACTATTATTATTGTTGTGAATCAGCAAAATTATTAATAACTTCTACCATTTCTTGTCTAACTTCTAAATTTTCTGCTCTTAAATCTGCTATTTCTTGTAATAAAGCCTCTATTTCTTCTCTATTTGGATCATAATCAATAAATTCTCCACTAGTTTCAACTAAATATTGGTGAGATGTTTGCATACTAGGTGAGCTTGAGTCCGGATTTGAATATTTTGGGATTTCATAAAAATATTTGTTATATAATATCCAAAAATCTTCTTGGGTAGCCAAATTAATATCAAAGAAAGATGGATCTAATGGAGATATAAGTTGTGTGAATTCTGTACTTACAGTTTCATTAAAAGCTTCTCTATCAAATACTTGTCTTACTATTTGAACTTGTTTACTATTATCCATTATCCCTTAGCTATTTTAAACATTATATTTTCATCAAATACTTTAACTTCACCATTTATTGAAGTTTTTACTAAAATTGTATAATATCTTTCAGGCTCTAAACCATTACAATATAAATCAAAGAAACTTGAAGTATCATCAGCACTAATTCTTGTATATTCACTATCAAAATCAATTACAAATTCATTAGTTTCTGTATCTTTTACAGCATATAAAGATTGTGATTCTGGTAGGTAATAATTTGTTGAGTATAAGGAAGATGTTAGAAATGTTCTATCAGGGTATTTAGGCATTGCCGCAAATCTTAATCTTGGAATACTTTGTGAATAATAAGTTCCTTGATTATTATAAACTGATATAAAACTTTCTACTTGTGGTAGAACTACATTTGTAGATGAACCTGTAGAAAATATATAATCATTAAATCTAAATTCTAATTGTGGTGGGTAGATTGTATTAGTATCTATTGAGAAAAATCTAAATATAGTAGTATTAGCTTTACTATTTATAAACTCAACATTATCTGGATTTTTAACAATAAATCCTTCATTTTTAAATCCCTTAGTATTATCTAATGAATAACTATACCAAGTTTCAACTGTATTTTTTACATCAACTACAACATCCTTAGTATCTGAATAGTTAAAGTTTTGTGATTGAGAAATCGGATCTAAAGTTGAGGATAAATTTGAACCTGTATACCAATTACCACCACCTGGTAGAGTAGATTGAAATGATGCTGTTACATAAGGGTCAAAACCACTTTCTTCCCAGGATGTAGATCCTGAGTATTTTAAGTATGTCCAACTTGTACCATTTGTTACTATAGGTAAATCATTAAATCTACCAGTACCCATATCCCAATTACCCCATGTTGGATAAAATTCTAGTTTTTGATCTGCATTTAAACCTGTTACAACAGCATTGAAGTTTCTTAAGTAAACGGCATATTCTCCATTTGTAATTTTATTTTCATACATTTCTGTAATTTGAGATGTAGGAAATTTAATTAAATATCTACTAACTTGTGGTACAGAATTAGCAAGATACATAGATGATTCTATAATCTGATCTAATCCTGTATTTTGGGAAGGAAATTCAGTATAGAGTGTAGCATCTTTTTCAGGAAATATTTTATATATAGCCATTGTTTATTATATTAAGTCGTTTTTTGCATCATCTCTAAATTTAACCATTGCCTCCATATAGGTGCTTTGGGGAGTATAAGCATTTAATGTAAATTCTTTATCTTTACCTTCTCTAGTTTTTAAAGCTGGTCCTCCTGGTGTTGGTGTTAATGGGAGAGGTGATGAGCCAAGTGCTTTATATTGACCACTTGGTATATTTGTTGAGTTTGTTCTATTAGGTCCTCCAGTTACTCCTTGAGCTACACCAGCTTCATCACTTTCAACATCTAAAGCTGTAATCGTTAATGATTGGCTTAGTCTTGTTTCTTGTAACTGTGTACCTGGTATAAAATATGGATCTGTTGATGAGTATTTAGTTTCAAAATTATACTGTGGAGCATTTATAGGTCCCCCTAATGGTGCTTTATCTGTAGTATCTAAATTTGTTTTTCCTAAACTATCTATTATTGAATCTGCCATATTATTTTATTTTTATAAAGGTACTACTCTACCTTTAATATCTACATTAGGATTTTTTACTTCAAAAATCATAGGATCAATTGATGGGTAAACTACTTGATTTATTGTTGCTCCTTGTATATCATAAGCATAATCACTATAACCTAAAGCTTCTCCTACTAAATTATTAATATTTACATTTTTAACAGTTTGAACACCTTCTACTTTATCTAAAAGAATAAATAAATCACTTAATAAAATTGGTTGGTTTATCTGCCATTTATCTATATCAAAGAAACTGGATAAGGATGTAATACAATCAGTAATTGTTTTATTATTATTATAATTAGGTAGGACTATTATATCAAATATTACTTCTATATTAATAATAAAAGCATCTTTAATTTTAACAGAATCATTTATCATTCTATATTCTGCTAAATATGTTGTTAGATTAGCTTTCATTAAAGATGATGCAGTTCGTAATTTACCAGTAGAATTATATGTTAAAACAAATAAATCTAAAATTGTAGGTAATTCACCAGGATTATAACCATCTATCTTAGTGGGTGAAGCGTATGCTTTTGCTATAGTACCTAAATTAGAAGGCATAGATAATGCTCTAATTAAATAATCTTCTTTTGTTACTGTACGTAGCTGATTTTGAAAGTTACCTACAGCATTTAATCTTAATTCTTCTGTAGTATCTCCATCTTGACCACCATCAGCTGCTAATGGGTTAATTGATGATACTGAAGAGAATATTTGATTTGCTAAAGCTGTATCAGCTAGATTTGGGTTAATAAATGTAAAATTACTATCATTTAGTACTGTTAAGGTATTTGCTTCAACATTAGATGCAACTCCACCTCCTGTTAAATATCTTACGGTTAAAGTTGTATTATAGGGAGCAATACCATAAGTATTAGTATATACAAAATTTAAAGGTGAAAATGCTGTCGTTAATTGATCTCTTTCAAATGGTAAACCTAAACCTACATTATCTGGATTTGGGACAATTTCTTCATCATTACTTCTTGTTGAACCGGCTCCAAATTGGAATTCTAATGATCCTGAATTTATAAATCTAGTTACAAATCTTCTTTGTACTTGTTTTAATTTTAATAAATATGGGGCATCAACTTCTTGGTTGTATGTTGGGTCGTTTTGATTTGTGTTTCTAATCGTATCAAATACGTTTTCCTGCGCCATGTTTGGGACTTCATACCAAGTATTGCCATCGCTATCTACTACGTCTAATACGCCTATAATATTAGGAGTAGAAATAGTTCTTACATCATATTTTTTTGATGTTGTAAAAGTAAATTGAGTAGAGTTAATTGCAGCTGATATTGCTTTTCTTGTTTTTTTAATTAAATAATATGTTGGGTTATCATTTGATATTTGGTAAACTGTAACTTCTGTAGGATCTAATGAACCTGAAGCTGAAAAATCAATTATATCTTCAATTATAAATTTTTGAGAAGCATCATTATCCGATACTATTTGTGTATTTTCAGGAATTATCATAGCATAATCAAAATCTGGAAAATATTCTCCTGCTGATTGGGATGCAGGTAGTTGTTGGTAAAAATCAATATTTACAGAAGCTGCTGTTGTTACTTTTGGCTCATAACCTAATAAATAGGCCATCTGATATAAATTTTCCTGTTGTCTTGCCTTTTGTATAAAGGTTTCTTGAATTTGGTTATCTAAATAAAATGATAAAACATCACCCACATAGGATGCCATCTCCATAAATAACATACCTGTAGATGTATCTGTAAAATCATTATAGGTATCTGGAAAATATGTTTTAGAATATTGTATTAAGGAATTTCTAAACTGATTAAAATCCTTATCAACATATCTTATGTCTCTTTTTAAATCTGCCATTATTGTAGTAATATAGTTAAATCATCTGTTATTCCAAAATTAGCTATTGTATATGTTAAGGAAAAATTGATTGTGTTGTTGTCTGGTGTGTTTATAAATTTTACTTCTTTAATATCAACTTGTGGGAAATAAATATTAATATCATTTTGTATTATCGATTGTAGTTCATCTGTTGTACGATCTAAAACATTTTCAAATAATAAACTTCTTAAATCAGCCCCAAACATAGGATTAAATACTCTTTCACCTTTATTGGTTAATAAATAATTAATTAAATTTGCCTTTGTTTGTTCCCGAACTGTATAAGTTGGTACAAAAACAGCAGGACCGTTTATAGGAAAACCAAACCCAACTGCCTTTCGAGCAACTGAGTCAATTGGAAATCTATTATTTATTATTCTTGCCATTTTAACGATTCATTAATCCTGATATTTGAGACATATCTACTTCACCTTGTGGTAAAGTTCCATTTGATGAATCAAATCCTTGTTGAGGGTTGAAAGTTTGAGGAACATTATTTGATGTTAATGTTGAGGCTGTATCTCCTAAAATATTTTTATATGCTGCTCTTTTATCCTCAGCAGACATCATAGGCTGTTGAGGTGGGAGAGAATTTTGGTTCTCTACAATTGCTGGAGGAGAATAAGTTTGTGGTTGTTGTGCGATAACTGTAGGAGTCTTAACAGCTTCCAATAAGATATCTTTTAATTCTTCTTGAATTGCTTCTCTTACTGCTGTTTTTATTAGGTTTTTTAATTCTGATGACTTCATTTTTATTATAAATATTAAGTTAGTTAATTTTTTGCATGTTTATTTTTCATTATGTTTATTGTTGAGAATCATATGTTACGATTAAAGATGATGATTGGTTGGAATTAATATATTCAGCTGTTTGATTATTAAAATTTGTACCATATCGTCCCCCATTCCAAATTATAGCCTCAATATAATATGTACCTATTTTAGGATAAGTAAAGGTATAAATCCCTACTCCTTTATTTACTTTAAGAAGTTTTATATTTTGATATTGAGATCCAGAAGCAGCATTAATTTTAATTTCCACCTCTCCTCTTCTATAAGGTTGTTTAACTCCATCATTATAATTTCCAACACCTGGGTTACCATAACCCCAAGGGGATTGTGGTGTAAACCCTCCAGTATCAACTGTAAATGTTATTTTAGCACCTGGTGAATTAACTTTTGCTTTTAACCTTATAGCACTTTTTGTAGGTAAACCTTTAGTTGCTGATGTTAAAGTACCACTAGAATTTCTAGTAGAATTTAAAAATAATGATTGGCCAATATCAATACTATATGGAATATTTTTATATGGGTTTGAACCGTACATTTGCTGCTGCATATTTGATTTCATTCCACTTAATTGATTCCAATTTGTCCAACTTTCCTGTATTACTTCAATTGGTGATGGAAATGATCCTCCTGTATTGCTTGGTGGTAGGGGATTAGGACCTATTGTATTATTATTAACAGGGCCTGCTATTGTAATTTTACCTGGTGCTAATGTTTGTGTATTATTAGATTTTATCCATTCCTTCCAATATTTTGTATAGTTTAAATTATCAATTCTAAACTTTGCTTCATTTATTAAGACTTGGGTGGATGCACTAAATGAATATCTACCACCCACTAAATTATAAACTTCTAAACCTAAATATACATTACCCGCAGATGTATCTTTATTTGTTGCTTTAATTCTTCTTGAAGGGAAAGAATATTCTTGTTCTTGAGTAATAACTCCTGTATCAGAAATTACTTCTACAGTTTCATATTCAACCATAAATACAAAACCTTTATATGCAAGTGGATTTGCTGAATTTGGGGATAATCTATCTAAAAGATCAGCATCAGTATTTGCATTTAACGCAGGATTATCAAAGTCTCCGGAGGTAGCTGCAATGTTAACTATTTCTAAAGCTAATTCGTCTTGTTCTTGGGGTGTTAAAGGAACACCAGTACCACCTTCATTAGTACCCTTAACTATTTCTCCCATACACTCATTAAAAAGAATATCTAATTCTTGGAGTCTTGCAATTGTTTTAGTAATTGCATCCGATATAATTTTTGATAATGGAGCTACTATTGATACTGTTATTTTAGCTGATGTTAATAATTTATCTAGTTGATCTAAGGAATCTGATAAAATTGTTATAACATTAATAGGAATACCAACACCAGGGGGGAATGAAGTTGGAATTGGAATTAGTTTAATTATTTTTACTGCTATACCTACAGTTGTTACTATACCATCAACGGTTGCTGCTGCTGTATTAATAGGATTAAAAACTACTAAACAAGCTTCTAACCCTGATTGGATTTGGTTTTTTTGCTTAACAATAGCAAGTAATTCTGCTCTAGGAGGACATTGATCTTTAAATTTATCTTTTAAAAAATCAATTACAATATCCATCTTAGTAACATTAGATATTACTTTATATACTGCTTTGCCTATTAATTTATTTAGAAATTGCATTATTTAGACTTGCTTACTTTTGATTTATATTTTTCAATCTTAGTTACCATTTGATTAGCATTAACTTGTAATTGTGATGCAGCCGCTAATACTGCTCCATTAGGTCCTAATGTTCCTCCTATATTTCCACCTAAACCCGTTACTAAACCCGTAGCTAAACTAACAAGATTTTGTGCTAATTTACTAAAATCCGTTAAAAATATATCACCTAATATTACGGGTTCAGTTGCATTTTTATCACCTAAATATATTTCAGGGGATTGGATTACTGTTAATGGTGAATCTATGTTAACACTATCAACTGAATTTAAATTAATAGTGGTATTAGCACTTAATAATATTGAATCTACTTTTGAATTAAATAGTAAACGGCCAGAATTTAAAATTATTTGATCACCTACATATAAATTAGTAGACTCAGGAGCACTTTGGTATGATTTATAACTTTTACTTGCTACTTCAATTGGTATTTTTTGGGTAGTTGTTAAATATACACTTGAAGGATCAAGATTTATGTCTTCTACTTGTGGAATCCAAGGATCATTACTTTCTTCATATTGACCATTTTTAATAATAGTTATAGGATCACCATCTTCTCCATCTTTAGACCAAGGGTTTGGTGGGTTTGAATTTTTAACAGTTGATCCAAACCTAAGTGATTGTCCCCATCTCCCTTGATGTATTACATCCCCAGCATAGGGTTGTAAATTTCTAATTGAATCTGATCCTTCTATTTTTTCATTAAATGTATGACCTAAATCTATATTAATATTTGAATCATTAACTACTCGAGGATTCCCTGCAGCAGTTTGTTGATTATTTTGGGTTTGTGATGCAGGAACGGTTGATGGGCCATGTACTGGATCTGGTATAGCATTATGATGTACGCTATTCCATATGTTTATAGGTTGAAAATAATAATAAGATACATCATTTACATCAGATTGAACATTATTATTAGGTAAGGGTATAATATAAATTACTTCATTCTTTAAAGGAATTACTGAAGAATTTGGAAATAAAGGTTTTGCAATATTATTAGATAATGCAGATTTACTAGCATTTGATTCATTTAATTTAGAGAAAAAAACACTACCTACAGCACTCCACTTTCCATTTTTTTTAAATTCTTGAGGGTAGGATTTATCTTCAAGTATAATTGATATTACCCTAGCACCAAATATACTAATATCTCCACTACTGCTAGTTTTAGAATCTACACTCTGTTTGATTGGCATATTATTTTTCCTTTATTTGGAGTTTTTCCATTTCTGCTAGAAGTTGTTCTTTTTCTTCATCTGAAATTCCAAGCCCTCCATCCTCACTTGCGTTTTGAAGTGCTCTCTGAACTATTGTAGCCATTTTAATTAAAGCATCATCATTCTTAACACCAATCTCCATATATTCTTTAATAAGTGGTACTATAAGAGTAGCATCTCCTATTTCTTGAACTAAAGGTTTTAATTCTGATATAAGTGCTACTACTTGAGCGTCTCGTCTTTTTTGGTTATTATAAATTTCCTCAAGTAAATCCGAAAATTTTTTATCACCAAAAACGTATGATTCTAATTGTCCCATGTTGTTTTTGATTATAAATATGTGAATTTAAAACTATTTTGGAGGAAAATAACCGTGTTCTAAATAAAATAAGTATTTTTCTTTAAATATGCCATATAACTTATTTGCTATTTTAGTAATTTTAGGTGTTTTAACATCAACCATCTCACGAATGTAAATATAAAGTGCCTTTTTATTAAAAACATCAATATTATCTCTTTTTCTAAATAATTCTAAAATTGCATCTGCAATAGAAGCATCGTTACCTTTTGGAAAGAGGGTATAAATTCTATCTGTACAATACTCAACATATTGATCAATAAATAATGATAAACGATCCTCATATTTGTGATGTTTATTTTCTGTAAGTCCTCTATTACTAAATTCTTCCTCTTCTTCAATTTTATTAACATCTTCCATTCTTGATGATGATAAAATAAATGATGGATCAGTTGTATCTAATTGAGAATAATGGTTTAGATCTGATATTGATATATTTTTTATTTTATTGCCATAGTTTTTCTGATTATATACAATAAGCCAACGTTTAACTATAGTGCCAAAATATGAGTATGCTTTAGCTCCATTCTCAGGATTAAATAAATGAATTTTTGATAGTAGAAATGTTATTATTTCATGTTGTAAATCTTCTAAATTATCAACTCCATCAGTATGGTAAAATTTAAAAGTATGGATAATATTTTCTGTTAATTTGTAAAAAGGCCAGTGTATCCATTCAGAATATAAGTCACTTCTTTCTTCGGGATCAGAAGAGCGATTGTATCTAACAATCGCATTTTCTGTATCTTTTGAAAAGTATACTTTCTTTTGGGGTTGGGCTTTATGCCTTCTTATTATGTCATCCATAAATTTCTATAATTTTTTTAATTTAAATTCATTAAGAATATCTTGGATTTGTTTGATTTGCTTAAAGAAAAAACCTACCTCATCATCTGATGAAAATGAACCTTTAATATCTATTTTTTTTAATTTTTCATCTGATGCTTCTATTACTCTTGAAATTTGATCTAAATACTGAAGATACCCAACAACTATATCTTCGGAAGATTCATTTTTTCTAAGTAAATTCCAAGTAGTGAATAATAATATTAAAACTGCTATTACTAGTAATGTTATAACTATTGTAGTTGATGAAATCATAATTTATCAAATATATTTTTTAAACCTTCACTTTGAATAGAACTTAATGCTTTATTTTTAACTGATGATTTTTTATTATTATTCAATGTAAAATTTGAGTTTGAGGTATCCACATTATTTTTAAATTTAGGTAACCATTCAACCTCAAATTCAATCCTAGCTGCTAACATATCGGCCTGATGTAAAATAAATGGAAGAGAAGTACGTGGTTTTTGCTCTGGCATCCACCCTTTTAAATATTTATCATTTGCTGAGTCGTACAAACCATCATGTGTTTGGATACCAATCATCTCATTAAATGTATATGATATGCCATGTTCTTGAAGAAGAAATAAACCACGATCTGGAACTGATGCGAAAGCTAATTTTTTATTAAATGTATAATCTTCACCTAACTTATCCTTTCTCCATTTATCTGTTTGGGGTATATAAGCTTCATGTTCATTATCACCGATTTTACCTAAATCATGATTGATTGCTGAAAATACTAACTCTTCAGTAGTAAATGTAGTCATATCACAACCAAAACCTTCCCAAAGACCTGACATAGATAAAGATGCTTTAACAACTCTATTAACATGATCTACATAACCACCTGGGAATGCAGAATGGTATTCTTTTTTATGAGATGCGGGCATCATCATAATTCTCTCTCCATACTTGTTATAAAAATCAAGTAATTGTTTTTTACGCTTACCTGTTATATAAGTTTCAATATTAGATAGAAATTCTACCCAATTCATTTGGATTTGTTCTGCTGTTAGCTTCATAACTTTTATTTTGTATTATCCGTTAATATGTGATGATTCTCTTTCAACTAGAGTTTCTAAATCTTCAATTTTATTATATAATCTTTTTATCTCTTTTCTAAAATCCTCTATACTTCCCCCTCCACGAGCTACTGTAAGATCTAGAGTTTTAACCTGGGATTTAATGTTTGTAAATCCTCTGTCAACCAATTCTTTGTTTCTAAATGCCATAATGTTTTGTATTTATTTTATATATTACCCCAATATACAATAACTCCACCACCCATCCTACCTATCATCATAATCTCTTAATCCTCATATTTTCCTAAATATCTTTAAAACCTGTACCTCCAAGGTACCCAAAGTTTTTTTAATATCCAAGTTTAGAGGTGGAATTCTTGAGATTTTTTTAGTATTTTTAATAAATGGGCGCACTTTTCATACTCCTCAATGTCCTGGAAGTATTTGATTGATAGTTCTAAAGAAGTTTCTAGAATATCATCACCATATTCAATTATATTTAAAATATGATTTTCATTACTCATATCAATTTTTTTAATGTAATACCAAGCTTTGTTATAAGCAACAAACTCTCCAGCTTTTTTAACATCTTCAATATCTAATTCATGATTAGATTCTTTAAAAAATTTAAGTGCCTTCTTTTTAAAATTGATATGATTAAGTACTAGTTTTTTATGCATACCTAACCAGTATTTTGGGGAGGATGTTATTTCAACAATATCCTCAATTACTTCTTCTTTTTTACTCCCACTATTAGGGAATAAGCTAAATATGTCATTAACATCAATCATTATTTATATTTCTCCCCATATTTAATTTTATGAAGAGCATACTCATACTTTTCATTCATGCTTTTATATTTATGTTTGGTTTGATTATTCATCTTCTTCATTTCTTTAGAAAATTCATCTTTTAATCCTAACCTTTCAACTTCTTCATATACAAAATAAATAACATCTTCGTAGTGTCCCATTTATTATAAAATTAATTGTTTAAACCATGTAATATATGTTATAAATACTAATAATCCAAATAATCTATAAATAAAAAAATCCACGTACAATATTGTTAAATACTATAGTGGATGATTGTGGTGATCGTGGGGGGTTGGTGCGTTAAAACGCATAAAATTGCGCTTAAAACGCATGTAGTGTGTAGATGTAGGTAAGAAGAGACTCGAACTCTTATGTAACCAATTACTCTTTCTACAAGATATAAGCTTGAGGAGATACATACCTGTGTAGTGAACCAAAAAGGACTCGAACCTTTGACCGTCGCCTTAGAAGGGCGATGCTCTATCCATCTGAGCTATTGGTCCGTAAGTCAAACAACATTTTGGGGGTTGGTACCGCTGGACGGGCTCGAACCGTCACGGACATATCTGTCCAAGGGATTTTAAGTCCCTCGTGTCTACCAATTCCACCACAGCGGCATTAGTTTATTTTTTAGAGGTAGGAAGATTGTTAAAGTGTTTTTCTGCTTGTTCTTGTTCTTCAAATAATTTTTCTTTGTCTTTATCTGTTAAACTATTCCACCATCCATCATAATTAGCAGTCATTTCTTCTTGAGTAATGGGTGTACTTGATTCTTCTTGTTCTTTTGTAATATTCATAACTTTTTTTTTATAAATCCCAATCCTCAACTGCAATTTGTAAAGCAAGTAAAGGAGAGGTCTTTGGGTTGTTTTTAATTTCTTTTAAGGATGTATGGATTATTTCTACTAATAACCCTGAATTTTCAACTTTCCCAACTAATTGGGCAAACTCTAACATATCGTTAGTTGTTGCGTTTAATAGGAATTCATTTTTAACTGTGTTCATAACTTTTATTTATTTACTATAATATACGAATAGATTATTAGAAATCCAAATTATATTGGTCTTTTGAAAATTGCTTGTTCTTTCATTTTAGCTTCAATAACAATATCAGGTTCAAGTCCATAAGTTTGAATCTTTTCATAAATTAAATCTGAGTGGGCTTGAGGTCTTATGGATTCATCTAACATTTCTTTCCTTCTACTTTCAGAATAATGACAACATTGAGCAATTCCCTCAGGCCATGTAATAGATGCCATTTTTAAAGCTTGCTCTTCAGTAAGATCACCAGTATTAAATTTATGGTGGAAATAATCAAATGTAATTGGAATACCTATATTTTGGAAAATACCATCAAATAAATCTTTAACAGAATATTCGTTGGGACTGTCATCATTTTCAATAACTAAGCGTTTTTTAGCGTCGTTACTCAATAAACTAAAATTCCGCACAAAACGCGCCAATGTTAATTTTTTATCACCATATGCGCCTCCAACATGAATGTTAATTTTATTGTAAGGGGAAGGATCATATCCCATCATATTGAATTGTTCGCTATGGAAATTTAATTCACGAACAGTTTTATCGACTACCTTCTGTGTTGGTGATGCTAAGCAATTATAAGGACCTGGGTGCATGGTAAGACGTTGACCTCCATCTTTAGCAATTCTACCTACCTCTAACATTATTTTAGATATTTCCTTATAATCTTTAAGAGTTTTAACATCATACTCATCAGACCATGGAAATATTTGACTAGATAATCTAAATAATTTAATTTTCATTTCATTGTTCCATTGAACAATAGTTTTAAGATCTTTAACATTAAGTAATGCTAGATCCGAGACATAATCAATACCTTGGGCATCGAATGTTTTTCGACGCATTGTACGATTTGTCATAATTTTGTTGGCACTTAGTGCAGTGTTGATGCAAGCGTATCCTAAATTCATAACCTTTATTTTTTAATTAAACAATCTTATTTACTCGATAAATATACGAATAATTATTTGGGAAACCAACCATTTTTGTGGGTATTTTTAATTACCCCATTTTTTAATGTACTTTTCTCTCTGATCAACAAAAACATATTCTACAACATCTTGTTTTCCACAGTGTGGACATCTTAATTTTTCAATCTTATCGGCTTCATTTATTTTCCATTCTCCCTCACATTTTTTATCTGAGCATTTATAAATATATGTGTGACGAATAAATACCTTATGTCCCATATTAGTAACCTTTTCCGTTTTTAACAGTCCAATTCAAACGTTCATTTTCTTTTTGTAAAAACTCAACTTTAACATTAATTGCTGCTAGCTGGGTACTCATGTCTAATATTGTTCTTTGATAATCATCTTTATCCCTTTCTAGTATTTCAACTCTTTTTTTAAGATCATCTCTATAGACGGTTTGCTCTGTTAATACTTCTTTTTCTTTTTCACGTCTATTACGTACCATAAATTCATAAAACTTCCAAGCACCTGCTCCTGTGACAACTGTTAAAAAGGTAATTATTATAGTTGTTAAGTTTTCATTCATTGTTTAATGTCTTATGTAATAATTCTTTTTTAAGCTTAAATAGTATCCAACCCCACATAAAAGCATAAAAACAAGTTATTAAAATGTTTTTAAAATCCGTAACATCAAAAATTTCATCATTATTAAAAATGTTTACTAAATACCTTATTGTTGAAAATAAATAAAGCGTAAGATAAACGGAAACAAATCGTGATAACCATTTAATGTTATGTATAAATACCATCATAGATATACTAACAATAAGATAAGTAAAATACAACCAATAAGTATAAGGTTGACCCGCAACTTCCCAATAAGATAAACTAGTCCATAGAACTTGATTATTTAAAATATCACTAAAAATCCAAAAAAACAACAGAGGTTGAAAATCATAATATAGTAGAGTTTCTTGTATTTTTTTAAAGTATTTCATAATTTTTATTTAATAGAGGGATCTCGAAACTTCTCCTTTTAACATTATAGCATCTATACATACGTATATATTATGACAGTTGCAATCCTATTCGCCCAGTTGTTTTAATATAGTAAGTATTTGCCGGAATTGTTGTTGTTGGGGTAAATTCAAATGCACCTCCCGTTTCACTAACAGAAAGGGAAAAATTAAATGAAGAAGTTACCAATGAATGTGGTCGAATGAAAGAAGGAAATGAGCCAAAGGCACCCTCAATTGGGGTTTGTACGGTGAGATTTTGATTTGCAGTTGAGTTAGCCTCCAGTGTGAAGTAAGCAACCGAGCCAATTGTCGTCGGTGTATTTTCTAATTCAAACGTGTAGGTTACTCCGGCCGTCATTGCTGACGTACCTATGGATCCACTTCCATTTAATGATGAGCTGGGATATGTTGGCATTGTATTATGATTTAGTTATAAATATCACGTTTTGTGGGTTCCATTAACTTTAGTATAAATTATTTCCTTAACTCCTTTTGAAGCAATTATTTCATCCTTAAGTCCTTCAAAGCCAACACCCAAATCATCTGCAATCATCATATATCGAGGAGAGTGAGCAGCAATTACGGTAAGTAGCTCATCATCCGTAGCGTAAGCTGCTACTGCATCAACATATTTAATTGACTTTAGGAATTCAATCCTGTCCTTTAGGGGAGTTATGGGTGGATTAGAATTAGCATTCTCACCCGACTGATAGTAATCATCCGTTCCAATTCCAATCATTACCGGCAAGCCCATCTGTCTTGCTCTTTGAAGAAGTTTGATGTGCCCAATATGAAGCACATCAAACGATCCATTCATCCAAACTATATTTTTATGAGGCATATTCCAAAGCTACATTAAACAATTTTTTATTGATAATCATATCTTGCTTGAAGTTTTTTATAACACGAGCTTGTCTAACTTTTCCACCTGCTCTATATTGAAAATCACCTTCAATTAGTTTTTCTTGAACTACATTAAACACCGACCAAAGATCTTTTCCTGTGTCTTCTTTTCTAACCGGAGAAACTAACTCATCTAAATCCACCTCAATGCGCTTCATTTCCTTCTTCGTAAATCTTGTATTTAATGCTGCTTTAGCAAATGATAATATTTGCTCTTGCTCCATCTCCATAGCTTTCATCTTATTCATAGATTCAACCGTTAGTGGTAGCTTTTCAACCATATCTTTAATTAATATTTGTAAATCTTCAAATGTATAACCCATATGGCGCATTTTAACATCTTCAAAGCACTCATCTGCAATAACTAATCCATTAGAGCAAATCATTCTATATAATCCTGCTTGAAATTGAAATGAATTCTTCCCATCATGAGAATTTGTAAGCATAATTTGTGGGTAAACTACATCACCATCTTCACCATTAATAACAACATCATTATTTCTGAATACTAGTAAATGTTTTTGAAATCCTTTTGTAGAGTCTTTACGAGCTTGAACCTGCTTAGCTTCAATTGGCTTCCAACCTAATAACTCCATATCATCAATTACTCTTTCTGTTGGAATGTGTGTGTATTTTTCTGAAACTTCACTTGAAGGCTTCATTGCAAATACTGATGGTGCCATATTCCTAATCATTTCTTTTGTTAGATATTTTGCTGTTTGCGATAATTCTAACGGGTTTACTATTAAATCTTGACTCATAACTTTTATTTATTTTAATTAATATTACTTTCTTATTGCACCGTCAATATACGAATGCTTCTTGGCTCCTCCAAGCGATTTACCGGAAGCCTTTTTATTTACTTAATAATGAAGGTGAAACTGTAAGTAATGAATTATCATTTCTATCTCTAACCTTAACATTTTTATTATTAATCTTTAAGATTTCAAATGTTCTAGTATTAGCAATTTTTTTATGATTAATAAATACTACATCACCAACTGAAAAATCTGCCGCTGATAATCGAGGTTGCGTTTTTCCTACTCTAGCTGTCATTTTAGTTCTTAATTCATCGGCATTAAATGAAATTGTACCTAATGAAATAGCTACACCAAAATCTTCCTCTAATTGTTTAACTGCTTTTTCAAATTCCGTTCTAAATTCTTGTACTTTTTGTTTATTTAACATAACTCTTATTTTTTGTTTTTGTTCTATTGGCTTCGCGCCTCATTTACCCTGTAAATATACGAAAGCTTCTCCGGGTAACCACATCTTTTCGTATATACTTTTGTCGAATGGCGAGATTTTTTTAAAAAAAAGAATTTGGGTTTTCGGATTTTTAAGCACTTTATCCTATATAGCTCTTAATATATATTTGTATATACAATCGATGGGTTAAAGTTGTACTCGATTCATAAAGCCAGCCACGCTTTTCTTTACGCATATCCACGCGCGATGGACGGCGGCGCATCGTGGGTATTTATAATGTATATACGCGGTACGCCGCCCGCCAACCCATATGCCTACATACTATATACCAGAGCCATATTATATAATAAGGTACCACCTACCAACCGTAGGGGTACCAATGCTCACCGTCGATAGAGCAAGCGCTATTATAATTCGGTACGGTGAACTACTGTACTTGGTATGCACCCTCCACCACACGCCTATAACCACCATACTGGTAATTGTCATTATCCATCACCACGCCATTCACAATAGCCAGCGCATGTTTATCAACAGCCACAATGTATCTACCGCTTGAAAACTTTTGGGCAAATGCCTTCACCGTATATGCTACTTTTTTATGCTTATATTTAGGATTTGCTAGCTCACCACCGAATTTAGGCATTTTACCTAGGGATTTAATTGACCGTACATCACCCTCATTAAACATATCCAGTTGACCCGCTTCTTCAAAGCGCATCATGTTGGTTTTGTCCATTATGGTTTGAAAATATTTAACACCACCACCTTTCTTACGATCGAATGTGCTAGCACAATATTGATGTGCCTGGGAATAATTTACTGCACATGCATTTGCAATGGCTCTCACCACACAATCATTTTTTTCTACCTTCGCCGTTGCATCACTTCCACTAACCGCATATCCACTTTTGAAATTTTTTAACATAACCTTTATTTTTAATTAACACTTGGGCTCGCGCCTCATTTACCCTGTAAATATACGAACAAGATCTGCGGTAGCCAAATTCTTCCGCATGAGTCTTACAGTTATCGTTTGGTGTGCGACGGTGGAGATGATAAATAATACGACGGTGGAGATAATTCCACTCAACCCAGCGCCGGTTGAGCCACCTCATCCATCATCATTCCATATGACGGTGGATCATCATCCATCCCCGTTATAAATGACGGGGAGTTGCGATTACTTGCGATTACTTGCGAACACCACAGTTGTACAAGTATATACTTTGTACCTACGGTAAGGGTTGGGCTTGCGCTAGCAATGGGTTAATGGCGCTTACCTCCTATATCATATTCCCCACCATCGATTTGTCACACACCTCGATTGATTTGCCTCCACGTGTCATACTTGGCCATTCGCTCGTCATACTTGCGTTGTCTCCTCCGTGTATACTTATCCTCTAAGTAACACCATACAAACACAAACGTAAATAGCACAACCACACCTGCTAAACCCCACTCACCATCTGTCATAACTTAAATGTATTAATAATTAATATTCGTTTGAATCATCTCCACCGTCGTCTTCATCACCGTAATCTCGTCCGTATCGATCATCGTTACTGGAATCCCAATCATCGTCATCTTCTCCATCTCCCCAATCTTCCTCGGTTTGGGGTTTATGCTTTCTATTGTCTTCCTTTGCATTCTCAATATCATGACGTATCTTATCTAAGTCAGCAAAATATTGTGCTCTATCTTCCGGCGACATATTCTTTACATACTCATGTAGTATATTTAAATTCCCCTCGTGCTCTCTGTTTCCTTTATCTTTCATATTATTGATTTTATAGCTGTTAATATTGCCATTCCTAAAATTAAAACAACTCCAATCATTATAGTCCAACCAACAATAGCCGTAGTATCATCTCTACTTTTTTTGCTTTTTCCTTGATTAGTACTATTTAATTTCTGTAAAATCCTTTCCTCTTCCGCTGCTTCCATATCTTTAATAAATTTAATTAACTGGGGGTTATTAGTATTAACATCACCTTCATCCATCCAATCCCATCTATCACGATCGATTCTACGTCCTGTCATTTTGTTATTATCACTCATATTATTTTATTCACTTTATTAATTCATCAATATTAATATTATAGGATTCTAAAAGTTCACTTAATGCTTCTTTATAGTTATCTAAATTGAAATCCGTTTCATCATGTTTCCACTTACGCCAGAAGTTATGTTTAAGTTCCCAAATGAAACAAGCCATATCAGAAGATTTAACACATCTCAGATGTTCAGCTTGATCATCTTCATTCTCAAAATCAAATTCTAAAGTTGCTTTCATATAAATTCAATTTCATTAGTTTCCTTATCCCACTCAATATTAATTGGTTGGTTTGTGTATTTGTAGTTATCATTTAATACAGAAGCATTAATATGATGTGTTACACCATCCCATTTATAACCATAGCTACTATGAACATGACCAAATACATGAATTTTAGGTGGATTTATTAATATAACACTATCTAACGCCTCACAACCAACATTACCACCACTACCAGCAGTTGTATAATCTAAATAACCATAACGAGGACCATGTGTAACTAAAATATCAGTCTCATCTGGAATATTATTCCATTTCTCAAATAATTCATCCCCTTTACGTGGTAAATTAAATGCCCAATCACAAAACTCAGGTTGCCAAGGTGAACCATATATTTTAATATCTTCATTACACGATAGTTCATCTTGTAAATACTCAACACTTGGAGAATATTCTAAAAGCAAATTCTCACAAACATCAGGATATTTTTCAAATATCCAATCATGGTTACCAGCAATAAATAATTTATGTTTATAACCTTTAACATCATGCTCCATCCAATCTAAAAAATCAACCAATTCACTTTGACGATTACCTGTATTCATACAATCACCAGCATGAATTAGTAAATCACCTCCAGGTAAATCATCAGTTATTTGAGAATGAAAAGTGTGAGTGTCTGATATTAATGTTATCTTCATCAGATTACTATCTTTCTAGTATTACGAAATCACCAAAATACTTATCAAATGTAAGTAATAAATGCTCATAATCACCCTGCATCATTTCATCTATAGGACTATCAATGCCTAATTCTTTAGCAAACTTTTTGGCATAAGCCATTAATGCAAAAGCATTACCATCTGGACCTGTTAAATCAATAATTGTAGGACCTTCATTATTTTGTTTTTCTCTAATCATAACCTTAATTTTTATTGGGTTCTCACCCTATTTATACTTAAATATACGAACAATATTTGGCTAAGCCAAGCGTTTTTAACTAAAATGCTAAATCTTCATCAACATATTTGCTACTGACTGGCTCTGAATGATCATCTATTTTTCTATAATCTAATGATGCAAATGGTTGCTCACCTAATTCTGTAACAGCAACACGTGAATTGTCTGCCTTTTGATCTATTGATTTAGCTAATGTATGAGCACGCTTTCTAGCCATATAATCATTATCAGCATAAACATACATTTCCATTGTTACAACGTATCTATTTAATTTATTTTTCATTTTATTTTTTATTAAAAGTATTAAACATATTTTTTAACCACAATAACAAAAATACAGGCCAAAGTAACAAACTAATTATTCTCTCTCCATAATTCATTGGATTCTTATCATGAATTAAAAGTATTTCCATTAAAAATGTATAAACTAACCCTATTATTAAGTAATTTATCATTATATTCCCATATTTATTGGCTCATCATATAACCAGTTAACTTTATTCTTACTATTTAAATTAAAAAATAATTTATTACCATTACCACCTCTACGATTTTTACTAAAATGAAAAAATCTACCACCATCACTATCAAATTTTAAATGACCCATTGCTGTTGTCATGTGTTTTATTTTATTTGACCCAACAAATGTACCACCTTTAGTAACTTGTTGTATTATTAAAAATGTAGAATTTATTTTAGCATCATTATTTGCTTGATTATGCTCATCTAATAATTGAAGTATTCTATTAGTATTTGATTTAACTGAACCTCCAAAATGATCAACATAGTTATCACTTATTTCTGCTAATGAATCTATTAATACACAATCATAACCTTCTTTAAGTGCCGTTCTTAATACTACATCAGGATTTACATCAGCATAATCACCCATAAATAATATATCTACATCACCAAATTTAGGAAATCTACGAACATAACCTACCATATCAATAGCATTCATTTCCCCACTTATAAATAAACATTTTTTACCTTTTATTTGTAAATCACCTAATATATCTAATAATACTGTTGTTTTCCCAACACCTGGATCACCAGTAACTACAACATTTGTTCCAGGCATAACACCACCTTCAGCACTAAAAAAACTATCAACTTTAGTTCCAGTAACCATTGGTTCAAATAATTTCTTATCAAATTCTAAATCATTCATTTTAACAGTTTTCACATTTAACTTCATAGTTGGTGCTTTAACTGTTTTACTTGGACGACCTCTTTTAACTTCTTTTAACATAACCTTTATTTTTTAATTATTAATTGCGTTCCCGCCTCATTTACCCTGTAAATATACGAACAATTCCTCGGGGAACCAAATCTTTACGTGGAAGTCTTTAATTTTATTTATTGTATTTAATTAATAAACCATTCAAACTATATTACCCCATGATTATATATAGTTAATGTAATTTATACGATTTAACACGCGTATTAATGCATTTAATCCAATAATACCATATAAGCCTTAGCATTATTTTGCCTAAACCAATCCAAACCCTTTTTAAGGTCAGCAGTCATATCATCATTCATCATTCCCATTTCCACCATCATAGTTGCACCCATTATAAAATCATACATTGATAATTCCTCAGCCGTTAATTCAAATTCATCACCTGAAAATCTATTCTGTACAAGACCACCATCACTATACTTTTCACCTGTAAACCACTTAGGCAACTTTGTTTTTTCCTCGTTTTTTGACATTAGTTTTTACTTTAATTTTAGCCTTAGCCATTTCTTTTGCAACTTGTCTATAAATTGGACTATCCATTTCACAACCCCAATATTTTCTCATATTATACTAATTGTTTGCGTCTTTCCCAGTAAGGACCAGCTAGTATATCAGAACAGCTCTTACTAGTACGTACGTTAGTACTGTCCAATATCTTTTGTTCAGTATATGCTTCAATATCCTCCATCATTCTATCTAGTAGAGTTATATTAGGTACCTCTGATTGAGTAGCGTCTTGTATGTAACCTTTCATCATACTTCTTAATTCAGTTATTTTCATATTATTTATTTTAATTTTATTCAACTCCACTTTTTAATGCCTTAAGTACATCACTATGATAATACAAAAAATCATCACCTACAACCATACAATCAACAAATTCTAATACCTTATCAAATTTCACAGTATCAATATTTGGAAATTTTTGTAACATATGATCTACCTCAGGTATTGTAAAACCATGTTCATTTTTTGTTTCAAAATTAGCTATTAAGCTATCTAAACTTCCACTATAATTATTCATATTATGAGTGTTTTTTAATTAATTCATTAATATCTTCTCTCGATTGCCATCCTAGTACTTGATCATCCATTTCCTCCAAAAAACTACCATCATTAAATATAGCAACCTCAAATGATAATATTTCATCAATTTTCATAATGTCAACTGGCTTACAAGTACCAGCTTTAGAGCTACAGTACATCCCACTACCTGCTACTACAGATAACTCAATACCACTATCTAGCATTAATAATCCTTGAATAAATCCAGGGCCTAATTGATGTTTTTTCCACTCTATATTTTCAAATGTTTTCATAACTTTTATTTCTTTAATTTTATTTATTTCTTTTACTATTAGCACCCTAATTTCAGCTCTGATTATACTATTAAAAATCCATCTATCAAGCATTATATCAATTGCTTCCATAATACTAAACTAGTGATTTTAAACATGATTTTGCTAACCATAAATTACGAGTAGAACATCTATATTTAATAAATAACCCATCCCACCCAGTTTTAGTAACTTTTAATCCTCTATTTGTTTGTATTTTTATAAATACAGATCCTAAGAAAAATGGTACTTTATATTTACTCCAATATTTCATAATTATATAGATTCGTTAGCCCACTCATTATCTAATTCTAATGAACATTCAACTTTAACATCATCATTAGTGTAAGCTTCTGGTGATGGCATACCTGAGTAATGACACCAATCTTCTTTTTCTGTCACACTTTTACTAAATTGTGTGTGAAATTCTTCCTCATCATATGCATCTTGCCAAATAATCCCATCACCATTAATAATTGATATTTTATTTAATGCTAAATCAATCATTTCATTACACTCCTCATCAGTGATAAAATCTTTTGCATATCCTACAATATAACTGTTTGCTAAACTAACTCTTTCTTTATTTTTCAAAACCTTTATTTTTAATTATAAATGCTTGGCTTCGCGCCTCATTTATGTGTAAATATACGAACTCTTTCTACGGTAACCAAATCCTTATGCAAACGTCTTCCAATTATCTTCAGCTTTAGTTGCAGCTAATTCATAGGGATGATTATTATATTCATAACCCATATCATAATATCTAGTAAACCATGTTGGGGATTGTAAATAATGTTGATATTCATGAATTAAAGTTTCAATTATTAATTGTTTACTCACCATTTTTGGATAATAAATAACAATTGTATTTTGAATTCTTTCAAATTCAGCATCTGGGCTGCATTCTAATTCATCAATAATTTCTACTGGATACTCTTCACCTGATGCTCTCTCATATATATTATGGTGAAGTTCTATAAACGGTGTACAATTAAAATATTTAGAAAATCCATAATATTTTTCAATTTTTGGGTAAACATCATTAATAATTGCTTGTATCTCGCTTTTTAACATACGTAAATATACGAAAACTATTTCAGGTAACCAAATCCTTTCACATAAAAAAGGCGTCGATTTCTCGACGCCTTCCTTAATAAAATATAATTAAATTATATTATTTCTTATCTGTAAAGAAAGAAACTACTAGAATTAATACAATTAATCCAACAAATCCTCCTTCACCAATAGCGGTTACTAAACTTGTTAAATTTGCAATGACATCCATTCCGAATACTGTAGATCCAGAAAGTACTTGCCATAAAATAGTTAATGGTAATACAGCCATCATTAAACTACCTAATCCTGCTAAAAAACCTTTTACAGTGTTGAATACTTTTTCCATTTTTTAAAATTTTTAAAATTATTAAAACTTAAGACCAAACCCTAACATCATGTTAGTAGTTTTATCTGCTAAATTATACACAATTTTAGGATCTAAATATACACCTTTGTGTACGGTAAACATTTTACCTAATCCTAAACTAAGATTATCAGTGTTCAAACCTTCAGTAGAAGCATATGCATAAACATCATGACCACCTAATGTCATAAAGTATCTAGCATGTAAATCTATCATCAAGTCTGCTGTAGAATCTACTTGAGATAGGTTGAACCCTACCATAAGTTTATCCGTTACACCATATCCTAGTGATGGAGCTATAGACCAATCAGTCCAAGCAACGTTTGAGACATCTCCTGTACCTACGTACCAGTCTCCCTTCGTGTTTTGCGCATTAGTTGAGGCTACAACAAGCAGTCCTAAAGCTAATGTTAAAATCATTTTTTTCATTTTTTTGATTTTGGTTAATAAAAAGTTTGTTTAAAAACGTAGTGGCCAACTACTTTAGATAACTTATAACTACCTCTCTACACTTTTAAACAATGTTGAGACATAATATAATAAGCTTAGCTATAACAACCTACCTAAGATGTAGGAGTTTTCACAAGTGGAGAACCTAACATAATTTTTTCATGCCAAGTCCCACCAATTTTTCTTCTATATGAACCATCTGCGTTCATTTTAATATCTTTTCCTAAAAGAGCAGTTTCAATTGTATTCTCATCAGTTACTTGAGGAACACCTGCCTTCATTAATATATCTTGTATTTTTCCTGATACTTCTACGTAAAATCCAGGTTTTTTAAGTCTTTCTATTTTATGTGTAATAACTGCTCGTTTTGCTTGTGAAGATCCATCATGTCCTGTTGCTACAAATTTAGTTCCTACAGGTTTTGATTTTGAAACGTTTACAGCATCAAAATCACCATCATCATCTAAATCAATTACTTCATAATCAGCTCCTCTATTTGATTCTTTACTTATATCACTAGCTGTTGAAAAATTAGCATGACCACCAATAGAATCATAAGCAGTATTAATAAGCTTAATTAAATCATCATCTACTTTATCTAAATCAGATTTTGGAATATTTTCCCAATCCCCTTCAGCTAAATATTGATCTCTAAAAAATTTTGTTATATTAAAATTACCCATTTATTTTTATTAAAGCCTTCCAAATTCGAAAGCAATATTAAACTCTTGGCCTACTTCTTCCATTACATCTGATGGGTCAAGTTCGTGATATCTTATTATATCTTTTATTTTTTCTATAACCATACTATCAGTGTAATCTTCTTCACTGTTAGCATAATCATTTTTATCATTTTCTTTTAGCTTACCTTCAGCTAAATATTTTTTTAAATCGAAATTTTCCATTTTATTTTGTATATTATTTAATATATTGATTATACATATCAGTAAAAGCCGAAAACGTAACCCTATGTCCCATTGTATTTAAACGTTGAACGGTTGTATTCACATGCTTATCCGCAGTATGATCTTTAATCCATTCTAACGTCGTGTTACAATCAATAACGGTGTCTTTTTCACCCAATATAACAACCATTTCATGAGGGCAGTGAAATTTCACCCACTCAGGCATATTGGGGTGAAATACTCTAGAATGTAAAGCAGGATTGAATAAAATTACTTTTGTTTTGGTAATACTTCCTAAAATGTAAGCAGCATACCCACCCATACTAGAACCTATAATTACATCAGGTCTAAATTCATCAACTATTTGGTGGAGGTAAGAAAAAATATCACTTCTTGTATAATCCATTTCAGGGGCATGTACTAAACACTTAGACGATAAAAACTCAACTTTTTCACCCCCCTGTTTGCTTTCTAACCCGTGTAAATATAATACTCTTTTCATAACTGTCTTTAATGGGCTCGCGCCTTATTTATACGTAAATATACGAACAAATAATCTAATAACCAAATCTTTTATGGTAAATCTTTACTCTATGGGCATAATTCTTATACTATCACCCGCAAATACTGTTGAACTACTTGATGATGGTTTTGATATAACCGGAAACTTAGCATTAGTATTATTTATTTCATTGTGTGTTTTTATAATACTTCTAATATTTCTTTCTTTACTATTATTATGCTTAATGATTATCCAAACCATAGTCACACATAATAACATTATTATAAAATTTCCTATTTTTTTCATTTCCAATTTTTTATTGGACTTTCACAATGCCATATACCTACACTTGCATTATTAATTGAATTCTTAAATTCTTTAGAAAAGGCACTAAATTGGGATTTATTCCAATAATCCACTGAATCACCCCCAAACATTGGAGAATCTAATGTAGGACAGTAAGGTTTACCAAAATGAGGACATTTACAAATTAAAGAAGGTAATGTTGATGTGTTTGTTGTATTTTTTTCTGTAATTGAAGGACATTTAGCATATGGAGCATATGTAAATATAAAGGTAACATCTTCTAACCTATTTAAAGTAATACTACTAACCATATTTGTTACAAGTGTATTTACTCTATCTTTTACATTAGGATTATTAATCCCACATAATGATGGAATTCCACCATCTTTTTTACTATAACATACATCATACATTTGTGCATAATAATAATCAGCAGAAGCAGGAAATGATTTTTTATTCCAATCAGATGTTGCTGATAGTTTAATAGATGAATCATTTATATAACTTCTAAAATTATCAAATATCTTACTCTGCACATTAGCTTTACTAGTCATACCAGATCCTTCAGTTTCAATTAATAACTCCGTAAATAACGGTAGTTTATGCGATTTTAATGTATTATTTAATACTTTCATATAATCTGCATATAACTTCCAACCATCGTTAAACCACATTAATCCATTACTCCAATCATGTTTAAATTCTAATTTATTACAATCAGGATGCATTACTAATACTCCACTCCAACCATAAACATTTACTAATGTATCAATAAATTCTTTCAATTGCATAGGATGAGGACCAGTTGTTGATGTTGATAGTGAATAAGGCCCATCAATGTTTATAATAAATTTATCGGGATTAATTTCAGCAACCCTTTTAGCAGTATTTGCATCCCATCTCGAAGCATCTTGCCATAAAACATTGATTAATTTATTATTTACCTCCTTAAAATGTATTGTATTATTAGACCAAACCTTATTAACAGCTATAAGTATAGTTGTTGATAATAATACCCAAGTCAAAATAGTAATAAATGGTTGATTGATGTGTTTAGTCATGTTCATATTATTTATTTATATATAATTTTTGATTTCTAATGTACATTGTATTTAATCTAATATTAGTTACTTCTCTACCTAATAAGTCATACATCTTACCATAAATATCAGAATTTTCAATTTCGTTTATACTGCTTATAATATAACACCCAGTAATAGTGTCAGATTCACATTCTAATTGCGTCATATACGCTCCAAAACCAATACCTAAGTCAACACATCCAAATGGTGTACATTCCCATGAATTAAGAGTTCCACCCGTTGATTGAAAATAAGTATCTAATTCTGTAAAATTTATTAAATTATTTGCATCCCCTTCAAATATAATATTATTATTTTGATCTGTTACTAATACTGATCCAATACCATTATCCATCATTCCATCACCATATGAGTCATATAATTTGAAATCAAAACAATTAGGAAATACTGCTGTATATGCTGTTTCATTATATTGAGTATTATTAGAATATGGCCCTCCAGAACCATATACATTTCCACTTTCATCAACAATTTCCCATGTTGTTTCAGATCCATATCCATCAGTAAATATAGATACATCAATTGTACCTGCAGTAATCCCAGGTATTACATCACCAGATAAGTTCAAATGTTTAAATATTGAAATATTAGAATTATTATTTGTATTTTGATCTACTTGTCCATTAGGATTAGTAGCTAACCATGTAACTGTATTATTAGCTAGAGGAGCAAAAGGAACATTAGTAATAGTTACTATTTCTTGAGCACCTGGAGCTAAATTACCAACCCAATTATGTATAACAGATGCCCCACCATTAATATCATATGTTAAGTCTAATGATGTTAATGCTTGATTTCCATAATTTCTAAATGTAATTTCAATATCAGTTTCACTAGCACAAATAACATCTTTAGCTGTAGATGTAGTTACATTAGCATCATATGAATTTAAAAATAATAATGATGGAGTATTTACTTCTCCTGTAATAATTTCTTGATTACCCTCTGCAATAAACGCTGCAATTTCTAAATTAGTTATATCTAAACTAACACCATTAATATCTGTTGGTAGAATCCAAGTATAAGTAAATGTGTAAAATGAACCTGGTAGTGGGTTTGATATCATATCTCCCCATTGCCCTGTTAATGAATGGCGAAACATATGGTTGTGATTATATGTTGGGTTCCAAGGTCCAGAAATAATTGCACCTGGATTAAATGATTGAGCCCCAACTTGTGGACCTGCTACATTATTTTGTAATACGAATACGTTTAAATAATTATTTAATACTACTGTTGAGTCTGTATAATATACTTCAACATCAACATTAAGTGTGTTTGCTACAATGTCTACATTTGACATTATTCCAATATTAACTGGAGAATTATCTGCTAACATATAACTACCAGCTGTTGCCCAATCACTTCTACTCATTGCTGTACCTCCACCTTGCGACATTGCAAATTGGTGTCTATTTACAGTTCCTGCAGGATAACCTGCTACTTGAGCTTGAGCATCAATTGCTGAACCGAAATTTGTTCTAAAATCTGGTTCACCTGGGTAAGGTGAAGCATAACTACCTACATGAATATTTATTAAAGTAACATTTCCGGAATTGCTATTATATAAGTTTTGAGCTATTACATGCCCATCAGGACAGAATGTACAGTGTATACCTGTAAATTCTTCAAGTACAATATTTTTATTTTCAGGGGTTGTGCTTACAAATGTTTGTGAGCAACATTCTTTTGTTGTTGTGCACGCTACTAAAATTGTTAGTATTAGTAGTATTAGTGTTTTTTTCATTGTTTTAATTTTATTTAGTTATTGTTAGTTTTCTATTTCTTATGTACATTTTACCTTTGGGAGCTTGTTTAAGCTCTCTACCTTGTAGATCATATATCATGTTATACATACCTTCGTTTTTAATTAACTCTTCTATTCCTGTAGTATTACCTTGTGAGTTATATGTTATCCATGTATCAGACATAAAGTCGTATATTAATGAATCACAGTGATTGCATACTGTCATTGCCCCCATAGAATATACAAAAGCATCATAACATAATTTAACTGTGTCTGTTGGTTGTATTAATGGAAAATAATATGGATCGTTACCTTGTGGTACATAACATGCTACTGCATTACATGCTGTAAAATTCCAATCTATAGAATCCACAAAAAACCAATTACCACTATTACTTCCAGTTACCATTAATGTATTCCAAGTTGTACTGTCTACTACAGTTGAATACGATAGTGAATCACACATATTAGGTTGTTGTGCTTGTGTTTTTGTTGATACTAGCAGCATTACTACTATCCAAAACGCTGCTACTATTATATAGCCTATTCTTGTTTTCATTTTTTTTTGTTTTAATTATAATTTATTCATTTTTTTGTCATATACATTTTTCATCATTTTTTTCTCTAATATACTTTTAGCCCAACTATAACATTGTTGAGGGGTTGAAAATGTTTTACAGTTATCTGTAATCCAGTTACCAGACTTTTTAAACTTCTTGTAAACTCCACAAGTAAATTTCCATTCACCCCCACTATTAACAGGTGATACTGACACCCACCAACCTCTTTTTAACAATTCTACTATATCTTGTTCTTCCATTTAATATTTTTAATTTATATACTGTGTTAAATATTGTGATAAAAAATAAGCTATCTTATATCCAGTAAATCCACCTAATGCTGTTGGAATTGGAAACAATATAAACTTAGCTAAACTGGTTGTATATTTTGGTCTATTAATTACTTTACTAATGTAAAAATAATGTATCATATATCCTATTAGTACTGCTATATCCATTCTTAATGCAATAAATGGAACTATTACAGCTCCACTTAATCCAAAGAAGTAGTTTTCTAGTATAGCATATCGTATTTCACTAGGATTTGCTTCTTTAAATTCTGCTCTAATTTTCTTTGTCGGCATATCGTTTATCTATTATAATCATCTTCTAATCTAATAATATCATCTTCACCAAAATAATCTCCAGTTTGAACTTCTATAAATACAACTGGATCGTCAGTTTCATTCCACGCTCTATGTTTAGCACCCAAAGGTATATGAATTGTTTCTCCAGGTTCTCTAAATACCTTCTCATCATCTAAAATAATAGTTAAGGAACCACTTACTACCATCCATTGTTCTCTCCTTTTTTCATGGTATTGGTATGATAATCTACTATTAGGATTAACAGTAATACGTTTTACTTTAACATCATTGCTATTAAGCAATACTTCATACTTACCCCAAGGTCTATATTCAGTTAAAATGCCGAAGGCGTGTAGTGTTTGATTTTTTTTCAATTCCATAATTTAAAATTCTCCAGTATTCATTTGCCCCAATTCATGTAGATATAAAATATTAGCCTGTGTGTCATCCATGGTGAAATCCCAAACCCTGTGCATAGCCATTTCTCCATCGAAATGTGAGACATTAGTATATCTTACACCAATCTTCCAATCCAGACCAACACTAGTTAATGATTGGTTTGCTGTTCCAATATTTGTTAGTACACTACCAAAAGGATCACCTAAATAAATCTTACTAGTATTAGTTGATGATTTAGCTGTAGCTACTATATGATATTTAGCCCCTATACTCATACCATCTGTTAAGTTAAATCTATTTTGATTATTCCAATTAATGTCAAAACTATTATTCTTCATCAACATCCATGTCCCTCCATCAGCTCTTCCATCCCACAAATACTCTCCACTTGTATCATTATCTTTCTCAAATAAACTTTCAATAGTTACCTCACCTGTTATAGCAGGATCACTATCGCAACTAATTCCTAAAGTATTATTAAAATTCATAACACCAGCCCACGGTGCAGACCAATTACTGTAAGTAGATGGAGTTGCAGAAACAAAAGAAGCTGCTGAAAAGTTGTTTGCTGCTGTTCCTACATAACTTGCAATTGTATTTCCATCCCAACATTCATCCATATGCATTACAAAATTAAAAATAGGTTTAGCACCTATAGGAGGATAACCTCCTTCAGTCCAACCCCACATCCCTAATTCATATAGCTGTTGGGTTAGTCTAAGAAATTCAGTAGTTGAAGCCGGAGTAATCCCAACTTCTTTAAAAATTGGAAGTGCTAGAAGAAAGTCACAGTATTCCTGCGTGTCTTCATGCACTACAGGACCGAAAAATATTGTAGTATTTAAATTTGAAGAGCTTCCATTTCCAGCATGAAACCTTGCATTTCCCACCCAAATTACTTCATCATTTCCAACTGCAGTTGCCCCCACATCACTTCTCATAGCCTGCCCACCAGCGTAAGCTGAATGAAAATCAGGCTGTGTTAATAAATCCCTACTCCAACGAGCAGTTGAAAGAAATATAGGATTGGTTCCTTGAACCAAACACCTCATTCCCGTAGCAGCATTTCTCGCTTGAACTACTCCGCATACATTACTTCCATCCCATAAATCCATATTCTTATTTTATTATAAATATTGAGCCCACTAAACTTACTTCCAGTTCAAGCGAACTTTTTTTCCAACCGCCTTTTCTTTCTTCGCATGCTTTACTACCTCACGAAGGGTTCCACCGCACGTAGCACAAGATAACAAGTCGGTTAGCGCGTTTAAAGTAACTTCCTCTCCACCGCAAGATTTACATGGTGGAAAGCGCTCATCATCCCTTTCACTATCGTAATTATACTTCGACATTTCCTTCAATTATTTGAGCCTCTTCAATTCGTTGACAGAAAATAAAATGGGTTTGAGTCTTCAAGACGTGATCGCACATCAACCAATCTCTCCAAGCCTTAACCCACTCCATATTCAAGCGGTTTTGGCCTTTTATTAAAAAACTATCGATTTTTATCTCACGTTTAACAACGTAAGCATCGTCGCTCACATATTTAAGGTAGTCGGTAATCATTGTATATACGTATTAACTGGGAGTGTTTTGTAGAAAGAAGCTTTCGATTTTAATTTATTTTTGTCTATTTCCATACCACTTGGATTATAAGCAATAATAAACATAATGCTAAGCTTACTGTTGTTTTTAGATTGATACCTTCACTAAAGAAATACCAAACACCAATTGCGTAAATAATCATTCCAACACCAAATCCAATAAATCTAGCGGGCCATAATAAACCACCCATTCCACTTACAGCATATTTAGTTCCCCACATATAAAAAAATGATAGTATTACTCCTGCTGCTGCAACCCATATTTCATTTTTCCTAAACCAATCAATTTTTAAGAATTGACCATTTAGTTGAAAGAATGTTAAAATATGAGCTACAACAAAAGCTCCGGCTCCTATAAGTAAGTCTTTATATAACATATACTAAACTTGATCGAATTGAATCCTATGAATTAATTCTTCTAAATGTTGTATTGCTTCTCTATCGTGATTTTCCACTAATTGAAGGATTAACATTAACTTTTGATATAATCGTTCTTTTGTATTTTTATCCATTTTTATTTATTTAAAATCCGTAAACTTCTTTTACTTTATCTTCTAAATCAACTTCATAATCATCCTCATCAAGAGCATCCCATCTATCTTGCTCTGCTTTTTTAATTGCATCTGCTTCTAAATCATCTCTCCATGCTATTTCAGGTAATAATCCAGCATTCTCAATTAAAGACCAAATACGTTCTTTCCATAAATCCATTTTAACATCTTCAATTACAGAATACCCACCAAATTGACGAGTTAATTCACCTAGAATATCAACAAACTCAGTTGCTAGCATATCTAACTCTCCACCAATTTTGAAATTTTTACCATACTTATCAGAACCATTAGTTCCCTTTTCATACATCTCTTTAACTTTAACCCATTTAGGTGTTAGAAACGATTTTTTTACTTTTACTTTTTTAGCCATAACTTTTATTGGTTTTTTTCTCCGTTAATTATTAATTCTATATTATTTCCTTCAAATTTGACAGCCACTACTTCATGACCTTCTTCTTCTTCAACTTTTTCAATGAATTCATTTAAATCAAATGATCTAAACATTAATCCACCTACACATTTACCTTCAAATCCTTCCTTCCAAAATATTTTATCTTTAAACATAATTTTTATTTTTTTATTCCAAATAGGAACGTTATACTTAACATAAGAGCCATTACCGTAAATGCAAATTCATTTATTGGATCTGCGAAATGGATTAGTTGTTGGGTTATTCCAGCTATTGTAAGTAGGGAGATTATTAATGAAATTAACGCACCTGCTAGAAATCTGAAATCTATTTTATTTAACATAACCTTTATTATTTTAATTAACATTTATACTTAAATATACAAACAATTTTTACAGAAACCAAATTAAGCGCGTGAGTAAGGACCATCATATTGATACATAAGACCTAACGTTGGATGAGTAATGTTATTACCATACTCGACAAAATCTTTTAATGTTTTACTCATTGCAATAACTTTTAAGGCACTTACAAATACTGCACCATTAATAACTTTTGAATTTGTTGGATTTAAATTTACTTTTTTTGACATAACTTTTATTTTTTAATTTTTAATTTTTATAGGCTTCGCGCCTTATTTACCCCGTAAATATACGAACAATTTTTGGCTTCTCCAAGCCTTTGTGTGGGAGTCTTTAATTAACAGAAAATTCATATTGACGTTTCTCATGATCATGCTCACTGTAAATGTTTAAATTTAAAAATTCATTTTCATTTAAGTAAAACATGTTTTCTTTTTCGGTTGGATCCCAACTAATAACAAAATCAACCTCTTCTTTGGTTAATATCATTTTAGTGTTAACTAACTCTTCGAATCTTTCATTCTTCAACTGCTCTTCATATAAATACTCATTCATAACCTTTATTTTTTGAATTTGTTGTCCGGCATCGCGCCTTATTTACCCGTAAATATACGTAATTTTTTTGGCTTCTCCAAGCCTTTATGCGGTTATTTTTAGTTGAAGTACCCTCTGTCATTCAATTGTAACCAAGCGTTGCAATCTGATAAGCTTCCTTGATACTGTGAGTCACCATCTGTATCTATTACTTCGTATATATTGTCTTGGTAGAATCTTACTTTGTAATCACTCATACCTATTGTTTTAGTTCTTTAATTCTATCTTTTATAGCATAATCCACACCATAATACTTACCTGAATGGTCAATAAATGTTTCCAACTCATCAATAACTCTTTGATTTATTAACCACTCAATACTTGCTTTTAGAGAGTCACTATTAAAGCCATATAAATCTAATATTTCATCTATTGTTTTTGGTTCTAATTTTACACCCTTAGTTTCCCACTTTTCTTCTAATTCATCAATTACTCTTTGGTTAGCGTATTCCTCTAATAAGTTCTGTAAATCTACAGAGTAATCAGCACCATTTAAGTGCATAGTTAATCTACCCTTATCTAATTTCCTATCTTTTAAAAATTGTTTTGCTTTCATATCTATTTTTGTATTTTGTCACACATCTGTTAGTTTTTTATTTTTTAACCTTTCATATTAGTGAGAGGGGCTTTACTCTTTTGTTATTAATTCTTCATTTGTCAATGCAAAGTAAAGGTTTTGTAGTTGGTGGACGTAAATACATTGGCTTGGTTTAACCATTCCTAACATTCCTTTTATAGCTATATTGTTTTCAGAATAG